TTGTCGCCAAACTTCTCGTATGTCTCAATGTAATTTACTCCACGTCTTTGTTCGTCAACTAAATGTTTGATCACACTCTCATGATATGAATGTTGGCGACTATATTTCTTCTTTACCCATATCCTGTTCGATCCACCATGTACGCTCAACTCGTCCACTCTAAATATGTCTAATCCATGTTGTGATAATATGTTCTTTAACGCGGTTACAGAAAAAATGTGCGCATGTTCGTCATATATTTGATCATATGAAGTCCTATCTAACATTGAAAATAATGACGGATCTTCAAATACAAAAATTCCATCGTCGTGTAATATTGTGTCTATTCCTGCAAATGTGTCGTGTAAATCTTGAATATGACACATACAATTAGCAGCAAATACAACATTCATTCTTCCTATTTCATTTACTAACTGTTTCGCTAAAACATTCGTCCAAAATTTGTTATATGTTTTGTAACCCATTTCATTTGTCATATCACAAAAATTTCCACATGGTTCAACAGCAAATGCTTTGTCAGTATCGAAGTGTTTCAAAAAAACTCCATCATCACTACCAATTTCTAAAATTTTATCAGGATCATGTCTTGTCTTTATTATACTCGCCACGTCCTTAAAATGTTCCCTCATTGTTAAAGAAAGTGAAGAACGATATGCGTAATGATCGTGAAACATTAACTTTGGCGGAACAAAATCTACAAGTGATACAAGTTTATTTTCATCATTGAACTTTACTTTCAAATCGAAAAAGTATTCATCGTCAAATTGATCTGGCGTTAAAAAGTTATTGGCTATTGGTTGTTTACCTAAATCCAAAAATACGTGTTCCATATTATTTCCTTTCTCTATCTACATTTCTTATCGTTCTATATCCTTGTAACTTGTGATGGTGTAACCAACATTGACCTACTATAAAAAATCTCGCCCCATCTTCCTTCATTCTCCAAAACTCACCTTCTTGACCGCCCCACTTACCGTCTCCACCATCATATTTATGTTTCAACGCAAAAAGTTCTTCGTTTGAATGTCGATATGTCTCATAATATTTTGGTGTAAACGCAAAAAAGAATCCATTTGGAATATCCTTACCGGCCCCACTCAACTCAAATGTTTCGTCTATTGGTTCATTTTGATTTTGTTTTGTTCCACTCCAAATACCATTTGATACAGGACCAAATAATGACTCGTCTTTATGTGGATGTTCATTTATAATGTTAACAAAATTATTTATTGTTTCATTGAAATACATATCGTCCGCCATACCCATAATCAAATCACAACCATCTTCATAGGCTTGATGTATTCCAAGATTCCACGCACCGGTCACACCTTTTTCAAATTGATTTTCAATGTAAGTATATTCAATGTTTGTTGCGTTTAACCACCGTGAATAGTTATACTTTTCTACTGAACTATTGTCCACAAGATATATTTTATATGGAAATTTAGCAAAACTAACTAAACTATAAATATACTCGTCTATAAATTCAAAACCATGTGGACGCATATCAGATTGATGTCCTATAATAACTGCTCCTACTTTCATATTACTACTCCACTTAACATTTTATAGTGATAATATTCATCCCAATATTCTATCATTTCATCTAACATACTTTCAAATGTATATTCAGGTTCCCAAGCTAATGTTGATTGTAATTTTACGGGATCACCTTTCAATTCCCAAAGTTCTTCAGGTCTAAGATACTTTTCATCAGTCTTAATATATTTACGATCCAAATTAAGTTTATCAAAAACATAACGAACCAATTCACCAACCGAGTGTGAAACTCCGGTAGCACAAACAAAATCATCAGGAATATTATGTTGTAAAATTAACCACATTGCGTTTACATAATCTTTAGCATGACCCCAATCTCGTTTAGCCATAAGATTTCCTAAAACCAACTCTTTCTTCAATCCATATTTTATTTCAGTCGCCCCTTTTACAACCTTGTTCGTAACAAAATTCGTTCCACGTCTTGGCGACTCGTGATTGAATAAAATTCCATTCGCTGCAAACAATCCATAAGAGTTTCTATAATTTTTAACGATATTAAACCCAAAAAGTTTCGAACAACCATAAGGGCTTACAGGATTCATTGGTGTAGTCTCTCGTTGAAATCCATCTTTATCAACATTGTTACCAAACATTTCACTTGAACTCGCTTGATAAAACTTGGCTTTTGGAACAACCAATCTCATTGACTCTAAAAGATTCAACGTTCCTATCGCATTCGTTTGTGTTGTGTATATTGGTTGATCAAAACTTATCCTTACGTGTGATTGAGCAGCAAGATTGTAGATTTCATCAGGTTTTGATTTTTGTAATACACTAATCAATGAAGCCATATCATTCATGTCGCCATAGACGAGCCTCAACTCTTTATCAATATGATCTTTATAAACATCTATTCGATCCGTTTGGTTTTCGCTTATACTATTTCTCTTGATAATTCCCCAAACTTCATAACCCTTTTCAATAAGTAATCTGGCTAAATATGATCCATCTTGACCATTTATTCCAGTTATCAGTGCTCTTTTCATTTATAATCCCTCACAAATTTATCTAAATCATTAAAAACATCGTCTTTATTTTCCATATAAAAATCCGACCACGATCCCCAGAAATCAGCATATTTTGAACGAATATCATATTTTCTTGACGGCAATAAATCATTCTTTGGTAAATCAACATCGAAAATTTCTTTAGCAATCTCACCCACTTTTATTGGCTCAGACACCAAATTAACTATATCTAATTCATGTTCTAAACAAGTTAATATATCATCCCAAAGATATTTTAAATTATATATAGGTAATTCGTTGTCAGGATTAATATCCTCTACTCTTTCATTATGGATTAAATCATATATGAAATTCTTTTTAAGTCCTTCGCCAAACAAAATTGGTAATCTAAGTATCAATGGATTACTATATTGAATAGAAATAAGATTCTCCAAAAATAAACGATTTTTACCATAATCATCAAGTATACTTGGATGTATGTTTGAATCTTCATCTATTCTAACTTTGTTTGAATAAACTTCTACCGTAGAAACTAACACAACCTTTTTAACACCTTGAACTAAATTCAAGTGTGATAACAACGCACCAATCCCAACTCTATCTTCACCAGGAAATTTATTGGCGACAATCCTACTTCCACCGGGAGCAGCAATGATAACTAACTCGTATTCCTTTCCATATATTTCATGTATGTTCGATGTGTTGTATAAATGGATAGCATCATTTTGCTGAAGAAATATGTTGTGTCCTACAAATCCTGTGTGACCTATAAGAGCTGTTTTATGACCTATTATTTTCATAATCTATCATACTCCTTTACTTTGTCTATAACTCTATTCATTTCACTATCAGTCAAATCATGATGTATTGGTAAAAGAATAACATCTTTATCAACTAATTCTAAATTAGGTAAATCATTTCGTTTTTCGCCAAAGATAGAATACTTGTCATTACGTCTATTGTTTACAACGACTTGAATACCATTATCCCACATAAACTGGGCGAACTTCCTTCGTTTCTCAACGTGTATAGGAAATATTTGATAGTTTGGCTCTCGATCCTTGTAATATGTCAATAACCTAATCTTCGATAATCCACCTAATTCTTTCCTATATTGTTCTCCAATATATGATCTCCAACCAAAAGGTTTATCAAAATTGTTGATAGCAGCTATTCCCAGGGACGCTATAATATCATTCATATTATATTTGAATCCTAACTCAGTAATATCATCAGGTAATGGATCATAAAATAAATTTGATTGTTTATTATCTCTATCTATTCCATACCACGCTCGTTTTTTCAATTCACTATAATATTCTTCATTGTTCGTACAAATAAGTCCACCATCACCGGCCGTTACAATCTTTACAGCTTGTAATGAAAATGTAACCAATTCACCGGTCTGACCAATATATTTTCCTCTATACTTTGATCCAATAGCATGAGCAGAATCTTCAATCAATGGTAGATTATGTAAATCAGCCAATTCTCGTATTTCTTCTAAATCCACAGGATTTCCGGCATAATGGACAACAACAATAGCTTTTGTTTTCTTTGTTATTTTCTTTTCAATCGTTTCGGCAGTAACATTCAAATCACCATATCGAACATCAGCAAATACAGGAGTAGCACCTTGTTCCAATATAGAAGTATTTGTTGCTATGAAAGTATATGGAGTTGAAACGACTTCATCACCAGGTCCTATTCCCAACATTGAATATGTCGCCCGTAAAGCAGCAGTTCCATTGTTCACTGCTACACAATGCTTCGCTCCAAATCGGTTACAAAATGTCTCCCTCAATAACTTCTCATTCTTTCCGGTATTCAACCAACCGGTCTTTAAAACTTCAGTAACTCTCTCTATCGCTTCGTCAGGTACGTAAACTCCCCACGTCCTTACATCACCTGGCATTTCATAATCTTTCGCCATTTCGCCTCCTTTAATACGGGTAAACTGATTCGTAAAATTTTATAGTTTCTTTTACACCACTATAAAAATCTGTGAATTCAAAATCAGGAAAATTCAAACTAAAATTTTTATTATCCATAACCTTTTCCATAGCTCCATCTTGTTTTGATAAATCATGCGTCAACAATCCCTTATACTCAACAATAGGTGTAATAATATCTAACAATGTATTTACACTGAAACCACGTTTCTGACCTATATTAACATTATATTTTATCTCTTTATTATTCAAAATGGTTAGTAAAATAACCCTACCAAAATCCCGAGCATATAACCATTCACGAACCGGTTTACCTGTTCCCCAAACAACCAACTCCCCTTGTTTCTCATGTTTCGCTTTTACCACCTTTGATACAAGAGCGTTCAACGCATGGGCTTTGTTTGGATCGGTTGAATCATACGGCCCATACATATTTGGAACATAAAAATTGATTGACTTTATACCATGTTCCATTTCATAACATTTCGCCACTACCGTCAACAATCGTCGTGTCGTTCCATATGATACCACAGAATCATGTAACTCACCTTCCCAAAAATCACTCTCTCGATATAAACTTAAATGACCAGGAAATCCACAATTCGCTATTGGATTTATTACAACTGCTTTGGATTGTAACCTCGCTAACAAATAATACATATTTAATATCATCTTAGAATTTGTATCAATGACCTCCGCAGCTTTATCGGTTACATAATTTAAACTTCCCACATTAGCAGCACAATTTACGATATAATCTGCGTCTCTTAACACTCTATCTTGGAAATCATTTGTTCCTAAAAATCGTAAATCAAAACCATTAGACCTTGAAAGTGAACAAACATTTATTTCATTTTCTTGTAAAACATTAAATACATTTTGTCCTACAAAACCATGTCCACCTAATATAACTACTTTCATATTAAACCCTCTCTTTTCATATCCTCTATTATATTCTCGTCTAAAGAACGCGGATCGTTGATAAACTTGAATCCTAAACTACCATCTAAATTTCCACGTCTTACACCTTGACAATGATGTAAACAATAATCTCCCACCGTTCCCAATATTTTGTAACCATCATTTTTAGCTTTATCTCCAGCGACAATCTCAAAATCATGTGGATCAAGTCCAGGTTCCAAATACCTCAACATATATTTTCGATTCCATATTCCCCATAATAAAGACAATCTATATAATTGATCTTGTCGCCGTTCAATAATATCATACGTTCCACAATTCTCAATTATATCATATGTTTTGTTTGGCATATCATTTGTTAAACCTATTCTTCCTACATTATCATCTAATAAAGATACAAGTTTACTAAAAATTTCGAAGTTAACCGGCCACGTCAAAAAATGATCTTCAACGGTGTGAATAAAAAATTCATCGTCAATCGACTCAAAAAACTTTCTCAAGTCCGTTGACCACATTTTTATTCCACCTTCTTGTTTTCCAAGTGAAATAAAGTTAAAATTATCAGGCAAATCAAATGTTGGTTCATCATAACCCAAAATTGTTACTTGTTTTCCAGGACTCCAAAACTTATTAAACAAGTAATAAAAAGGTTTCATTAAATGTAAATATTGATTTGCTGTAGAAACATAAATTTTCATAACCTTTCTCCTATCCAAATTCCGGACCCCGTTTTTCTAAGTTCTGGTTCTTCTAATATTGTTATTTCAAAACGTGATTTTAATTTTTTATAAAAAAACTCTCGTCTTTCTATATCAGTTTCAGGTATATTTGTCAATAAATAAAATCCTCCGGCACCTTTTATAATATTGTCAAAATAAAAATTAAATCCACTATGATCAAATTCAGTTAAAGAAAAATTACTAATAACTAAATCACTCTTTTTAGGTGTGACATTATTCGTATCTTCATGAATAACATTTTCAACATTTAATAATGAAAGATATTTTTTTGATAATTCTATTGATCCCGGAACATCTATTAAAGTATATGATTTGAATTTGTGTCGCCTTGATATTATGAAACATTGACCACCATAAGCCGAACCTATTTCTATAATATTTTTATTGTCAAATGACCCAAAATGTTTTTCTATTTCTCCCAATATAACCATATATCTTAATGTGTTTGGTGAAAACTTTCCTATCTTTGTTTCAAAAGTTATTGGTGTACCATATTTGTCATTTTCTTGAAATTTTTTAACATCTTTTAATAATTGTTCATGTTTTTCTTTTATTTCCTTAATTAAAATATTACACGCATCTTCGCCCATCGTATCACAACCAACAACCGATCTATATATTTCATTTTGTTTGAATGTTAAAAATAAATCTTTATTATTGACTATATTTTTTAATGTTTCTTGATATAATGGTTCATTAAATTTAGGCACCCAATTACCTTGATATTTCATATTCGTCTCTCCTAACAATATTGAATAAATACTTCATTCTGTTTGTCGATGTATGATATTTTAAACCATGTTCATAACCATTTTCACCAACTTGAATCGCATGATCTCTATGTGATATATAAAATCTTGCTTTTGCTTTAAATTGTTCTATTGTCCTAAAATTTACTATATTTGTTCCCTCTCTAAAATCATATGGAATAATTATATTGTATTCTTCAGAGAATAAACAAGATTTACTCGCAAGAATTTCCCAACGACGAGCATTACAATCTCCACCACCAAGAGCATCAACAGAAATTAATGATCTTGTCATATACTCAAGATATGTGTCTCTCGCAAAAGCTTTTCCTACAACAACTTTATATCCCTCTTGTTCTCCCAATTCAATACACGCTTGTTCAACTTCAGCTCTCAATCCAGTATCTACTTGACCAAACGCACAAAATAAATCGATGTCTCTTTCATTGTCTTTATTTGTATAATAATTGTTAAGTATAGCAAAAGGGAAAGGTATACAACCAAATTCATCTATATCTTGTTGATAACACTCCCTCTTGAAATACCACTTAGCCTTTGTTAACATTTCTTCGTTGATCCAAGGCTCGCCCCGACGACGGGAATAATCATATTTCGCTTCTAAAGCTTGACCGGGTTTTGGATTCGGTTGTCCGGTATATGTCCACTCACTACCATCTATATAAATCGTTTTTTTAGGTTGATTTATTTCATCTAATAAATGAAATCGACCCATATGTTTGCCCCAAATAGCAAAAATATAATCAGCCGTTTTAGCATGTTCAATAACCTCCGGTTCAGAATAAATAGAAACATTTACTCTATCCATTGGATCACTCGCAATTATTTCCACTCCAAGATTTTGTAAACCCTCTATTACTGCATGAGCGGTATAATCATATTTACGATTCGGTGTTATTGCTATTACTTTCATCTTTTATTGTCCTTACTAAAATTTGTGACGCACTCAATCCCGTCTCACCGTCTAAATATTCTTTCCCTTGTTCCTTTAGAACATCCGTACAATTCATTATTGGTTTTCCCAACTTATTTTTTACAAAAAATTCTTTTACCGCTCGTGGCTCACCTTGTTTATCAGGTTCACCTTCATAAGTTTCTGGTGTATGATTACATGGAGCACCATTACTTTCATACATAGGCCAATCATGTACCCAAATTGGAACATTATTTTTTAACTTTGGTAATACATTTTCACTATACCATTGACCAAAACTATAAGTGTGTTCAGAATCAATAAACATAAAATCACAATTTTCTATATAATGATCCTTTAATTGTTCTTCCGCACTACCTTCAATTAAAGTTCTCGTAACTTTTCCGGTTTCTACATCAAATCTTTTACTACCAGCATGTAAATCAAAACTATATATCTCACATTTGTTTCGATTTTTATTACATGCCTTTAATATTATATTTGTTGTAAATCCTTTGTCAGGTGACATTTCAACAATAAATTTTGGTTTTACTAATCGTATCATTGAATACAATACTTCGCTTTCAAATACATTAAACGCATTACCAACCAACTCAATTTCTTCCTCTAACTTTTCCCTATCAAATTCCTTACTAAATTTTTCCCACGCTTCCAATATCGTTTCTTTTTCTATTATCATTTTACTACCTCATAAAATAGTTTCCGTACCGCATCATATGAATATATTTCATTTAAATTTTCCCACGCATTTTGCATCATTTGTATTCTATAATCATACTCATGTAAACATAATACAAATTCCTTCTCTAATATTGTCCAATCGTTTGTTGCTGTGTCCGACCACAAAAATTCGTGTGAATCATTCACACCACCAATATGTATTACACCTAACGCAGCACACTGCATTGCTTGTTGACCCGGATATTGTGGAGTTGGATCAAGATTAAAATGAAATGTACAAGGCGTCCATAATTTTAAAAAATCTTCCCATTGTTTCTTACTATCTTGTGTATGTGTCCTAACATATGGAACATTAAACTTCTTACTAATATACTCTGTAAATTTTTGTGTTTCGCCATGACGTGTGGCGTTGTGAACAGGAAAATACGAAAATATCTTTTCCTCTCGTTCCTCTTGATAAAAATTGTTGTATAAATAATTCGTGTCTACCGGTTGTGGTAAAAAATGAATAGGTTTCTTGACGTGCTCATTGATCCCAGGAAATAAGTTTGAATCACTTACCGGAACAATCACCGAATCACATTGATTATATACTTCAATTCTTTGTTGGTAAGTATGTGACCAATTCCACGTCTCTTTGAGAGCAGCATATAACTTAGCATTTGGATATTTCTTTCTCAAATCACTAATCTTATATTTGAGAAAATCTCTCTCAATTATAATAAAAATAACATCCAAATCTAAATCAGGTAATTCTTCCCACTCACTCCAATTTATAAAACATCCATCAAATACAAATGGATAGCCCCAAAATCCAATGAACGACTCATTTTTCACTGAATGGTGAAATGAATAAGGTACATCAGGATCTTTCATCCGGTACGCTTTGTTATCTCTTACTACATACGACTCTACTTTACATGAATCTACTATTAAGGCAAATTTCATTGTTTAAATTCCTCTATAACTTTATTTATATAATTTATGACTTCATTTGTATAATGTGGCGAACATCCTACAAAAAATACCCTCTTTAATACTTCATTCGCCATAGGGTAATCTTCCCAATTATCTAAATCTTTGTACGCGGGATGAATTAAAATATTTCCTGCAAAATAATTCCTTGTTTGAATTCCATTTGTTTCAAGATGTTTTACAAGTTTATCTTTCAACTCTCTTGTCTCACAAATAATTGGAACACCGAACCATGATACGTCAGCTGCGGGATCAACATATACTTTCTTTATCCCTTTGATCTTTGAAAATATTCTCTCTATTCTCTCTTTATGATCTTGACGTAATGTATGAATCTTATCAAACTTCTCAAGTTGAACAACTCCCATAGCACCTTGAATATCTAATGGTTTCAAATTATATCCAAGATTTGTAAATACATATTTGTGATCAACTACACCGTCATACATTGGTTCTAACCACTTACAAAATCTATTCTTACACGTTCCATTTGGTAAAAGATTCGCCATACCAACACAATAACAATCTCTACCCCACCAGGAAATACTACGAGCAATGTCTATGACTTCTTTTATTTTTGAAGATACCATTCCACCCTCACCCGTTGTTATATGATGTGCGGGATAAAATGAACATGAAGATGCTACACAATGATCAGTCAAGTAATCATCTAACCACTTTGACCCTAAACTATCGCAGTTATCAAGTATCAACTCTATATCATAATCCATTTTTATATCTTCAAGAACATCCATGTCGGGCGGATTAGCAAGAACAGGTGAAATGATAATAGCTTTCGTCTTACTTGTAATTTTTTCCTTTATCAAATCTACATCAAAATTTAAAGTGTCCATTTCAATATCAACAAATACGGGCTTCAATCCATTCATGATTATTGGCGATAATGTTGTAGGAAATCCTACTACCGATAAAATAATCTCGTCACCATCTTTCCAACCAAAATACTTTTTAAGAGCAGCAATCATAACTAAATTCGCTGAACTACCGGAATTAACCATCACTGAATGTCCAACACCAAACTTCTTTGAAAATTCATTCTCAAACTTATATACGTTTTCGCCACTTGAAAACCACTTCCCAAATATTAAAGTTTCCATTATAGCGGATAACTCCTTTTCATCAAAAAATGGACCTGAATAAAATACCTTACCATCAAACTTCTTATTATTATGAGCAAACTTTGGTACAATTCCAAATTCGTCAGTCAATTTATTTATAAATTCATCTATCTTTTGTTTCTTATCCATTATCTACTCCCACTCCGTCTAAATCTTTCAATAAATTATATAAATGTAATATCCTATTTTTTACACTATTTCGATATGTATATACTTCTTGCATTTGTCCAGCTAAATGTTCCATCCAATATCGCCAGTTTGTTAAAACCTCGTCAAGTCTTTCCTCTAAATCACTCCAATCCCATTTGATAGCCATATAAGTTCCCTTGTCAATGTAAATGTTTGGTATCGTATCGATATGACTCATATCATTTTTGAATAACACACTACCAAACATCGATGATTCTATGTCCCGGGGCGCCATTTCGCCGTATCCCAATGGAGCTATGACAATTTTACTGTTCCTCATTTTTTCGTAATATTCTCCTTGTGGAATTCTTACACCATTTTTGATTCTCGCTACCCTGTGTTTGTCCTCTAATACTTCTAACTTATCTACCAATCCACGACGAAAATCATCATAATGCTTTGACTGTAACGCTCCATGTTCATATACCTCTTTACCCATCGGAAATTGAAACATTGCAGAAATGTCATTGTATTTATCATCCCCACGACCAGGAATATCCCACCTCGGTTGTATCGTCGATAACCAATTAAAACCTGTCAACTTCATCTTGTGTTTCATCTTATCTATATCAGGTACAGAATAAGTTCCCTCTCCCCAATACATTCTTCCAAGATTCCATTTTTCTTTATATAAATCAAAATCCTTGAGATATGAAGTTTTAAGAAATAATTTACATCTTTTATCTTTATAAACATGACGAAATACGTCAATAGTTCCTATCAATGTCGTGGCGTCCTGCCCATCAACTATAATGTAATCTCCATCTATCTTGTCTAATGTAGTCAAACCATAATGTACAGATTCTCGTAAAGGTAATTTTTTATCCGCAATAGATGCTTGAGCAACCATCGTAAAATCATATGAAGTTGTATCATCTAATACTAATTGAATACCTACTTCACGAAGTTGATCCATTATAAATAACCATGGGCGAAATGTTGTTTCATTTCTATGTATGTCGTATTCGTGTAACTTTATTTTTATCATTTTTTCTCGACTTTTTTTGTTTCTTTTTCTGCAACTACAAAATAAACTTTCGTTATATCAAATGATGCTACAACTTCAATATCAGAATATTCATCGGTTTGACCTTGATTTCTAACTACGTTTTTTGAAAAAACGGCAACAACTCCGTCAACATATACGGAATCGGCTTCAACATTTACAGCGTATGTTGAATCATATGATACAACAGTATATCCTCTTTTCATAATCGTTCTCCTTATTTTCTACCATAACGCGGATCAATCTCCGCATATTTTTGATTTTGTTTTACTTGTGTGTCTAATGTCTTTATATGTTTTATCGCCATGTGTTCGGCTAACTCCACATCAAAAGGTAATGGTGAATGTGTCTTATATCCAACTACCCTTTCATGTACAGGTTTCTCCCAATGAATACGGGGATAATCATTCAAATATATTCTATTTTGTGGATCAGGCCAGTTAATCCAACCCCTTTCGTCTAATCGTTGTCCAAATCGAGGCGCTAACTCAGCAGTCATTCCCTCGACTATATTGATACGCGGTAACCATATACATTCAGTATCACTTTGTTCTATTATCAAATGAATGTTCTCTAAAACGTACTCAGGAAATATCTCGTCGGCGTCAGGATTTATGATCCAATCACCGGTACATTGTTCCGTCATAAAGTTCTTTTGATCAGAGTAATGATTATTTAATGACCTTGTAAAAACTTTTATTAAATTACATGATTCTTCATACCTTTTCAATATGTTGGTTGTCGCCTCTTCCCCTACATCATGTACAATAATAATCTCATATTCATATTGTCTTGGAACAATCAATGAATCTAATAACTTTTCTAATGATTCTGTTTCATTATGACAAAGTAACGCATAACTAATTTTCATCTTCACTCCCACTTCCAAATGTTCTATCCCACCATTCAGGTTTTTCTCCGGGATCAACTTCACCAATAACATGAACTGTACTACAGGTCATTGGATACCACGCAACCAAATAAAATTTACCTTTTTCATGTTTAAATTTTTCTGGATAATGATAATTTCCGAAATCTTCCGCTAATTCATCCACAGTTACACAACGTAACTCTACCTTTCCTATATCCTTTTTTAGATCATCTGAATAAAATGTAAAATCTAATTCATCATAAAAATTAATTTTCATCTTTTCCTCTTTTCCATTCTTGAAATTCTTCCCACTCTTTTGAAAACATTGGAGTTAATATAAGTGATCCTAATTTTTCTCGTCTTTCATTATCTACTCGCCTCCAATATTCAGTCGTTGTTAAAAACCTTTCTCTCTTTGGATCATATGTTTTGTGGGCGAAACATCCACCTTTACCATCTACCGGAGCCCAAACGTTAATTAATCCATCGTCACATTTTGTCGGTTTGAACCTCTCCGGGATTTCAAATGGATCGTCTGCCTCAAAAAAATAAAACTGTAACGCTTCTTCAAAAACCTTTTTAAACATAACTTATCCTTTCTTCACTTTTCCTAATTCAATCGCTTCTTCAAGTCCTTCTGACGTTCCCATGTACATATCTTTAAATCTATAATCGATTACTCTTACACTCGTCATTCCACTTCTTTCATATGTCCTATAAGGTGACTCTTTACCTTGATAATATGTATCAATAAATCGTTTCATTTGTTTTCCATAAAAGGCTTGTGGATTTCCAACATCAGCTTTAAGTAGTGGAAGTCTTAACCCGGTTAACTTTTGAATCTTTCCGGAAACCTTTTCTCTCACTAAATCATATAATTTTCTAAGTAATACATCACTAATATAATCCAATGTGATAGCGTGCATCTTACCTTTATAGTAAGGATTTAAAACCAATACTAAAGGACGGGATACCCTCGCATGTTTACCCTTGTAATTAAATCTTATTATTTGTCCCGGTCTAAGAGCAGTCAAATTCGTTGTAGCATCTTCACGAATAATGTTTCTCTCGTGAAATCTTAGCCAGGAACGCGGTTCTAAAGCCATGTTATTTCTCCTAAATATTTATTGGATTTTCTAAATTTTCCATTTGAATGATGGCGCCCATTTCCTTGAGAGCATCGTAAAAGCGAGTAAACTTTTTCGCTTGTGTTGGATCAAGTTTTTGTGTATAATTCTTGTTCGAATTCGCAATAGGATAATTCTTTTGTTCTTTCTCAGGTATATCAACTATCGGAATATACGTCCAAATAATTTGTGATTTCGTTCCCTCAGGAAAGATCAAACCACGAGTCGGCATATTAATAACTGTCGGTATCCAGTAGACAAATCTTTTTTTGTCAAATACTTTCATGTCATTAATAAGTTTTGGCGATGTACTAATCACTTTTCTTATTGTCATTGAATTCTTCTTATACATTGTGTTTGAAGTAAATCCACAATTTATACACATCCAAGAAGTTACTCCATTATCTACTTCCTCAAGTGCTGTATTATCACCACATACCGCACATTCTACAGTTCTACCAGAACTGGGATTAAACTTTTCATCCATGTTTATCTCCTTTATTTGTTTTTAATCTCCACCATTTTTCATTGTTTTCGTACCATTCTATTGTTTGTAATAAATCATTATCAAAATTACTATGTGATTTCCAACCTAATAATTCAATCTTATTAGTATTTACAGAATATCTAAAATCGTGTCCAAGTCTATCAGTAACATATTTAATAAAAATTTCAGGTTTACCCATAAGTTTTAAAATTTTATGAGTAAGTTTAATGTTAGTAATTTCATTTCCATGACCTATATTATATATTTCGCCAGATTCGCCTCTCAATAACGCAGTTCCTATACCACTACAATTATCTTGTACATGAATCCAATCTCTTATATTCTTTCCATCACCGTAAACCGGTACTTGTTTATCGTCTATTAAATTCGTTATAAATAAAGGAATAATTTTTTCGGGCAACTGGTACGGCCCAAAATTGTTAGCACTTCTCGTTATTACTACATCTAATCCAAATGTCTTGTAATACGATAAAGCTAATAAATCTGCGGATGATTTGGTAGATGAATACGGTGACGCAGGATTTAACCTATCATCTTCACTAAATGAACCATTCTTTATACTACCATATGTTTCATCCGTTGAAATTTGCACAAATCTTTCAATACCAAATTCCTTTGATAATTCTAAAAGATTTTGAACACCTAACACATTTGTTTCAACAAATATATTTGGATTTAATATTGAATTATCGACGTGTGATTCAGCAGCAAAATTTACTACCACGTCAATGTTTTTCATAATCTTGTAACAATCATCATAATTACGTATGTCGCCTTCATAAAATGTGACATCATGCATAAAATCTTCAATAGTATCAAAATGACCTGCGTATGTCAATGAATCCATAACTACAATGTGTGAAAACTCCGACACTTCATCTAATAAATATCGAACAAAATTACTTCCAATAAATCCAGCTCCACCCGTAACTAAAATAGATTTACTCATTCTTCTTTTCCTCACCATTTTCTTCAGATCCTACTAATTTCAATTTTGGTAACTTGACTTTTGGGATTTCTTCTTCTGGTTTAATTCCACTTCCATGATCATGTTCTTCCGCGTCAAGTTGTTTCAATTTTGGTAATACAACCTTTTTAGGCATTCCATCTTTACCAGTTCCTGCTGTCGGCAACTTTATATCCTCACCTTTCTTCGTCAACTGTGGTAAATTTGGTAAACTCACTTGAGTTTGTTTTGGAAATTCAGGTAAATGTTGATCCAATATTTTCTCAAACTCAGTCTGCATTTTCTTTCTCGTGAATTTCGATTTATTTATTTCAGCAAGTTTCTTAGCATTTGTCGAATACTTTTGGTAATTCTTCCTAACTTCTTTCATCATAGCAGAAGCATAGTTGTAATTTACCGTAAACCATTGTGATTCTTTCAAAATGACCTTATCCCACGCAGCAGATGGATGTACATTTTGAAGTTGACCCGGTAACATTATCGCTAATTGTGGATTTAAGAAATCAACTTGTCCACTCCAATTACTGGCGATTACTGGCTTTCCACTCAGGGATGCTTCTAAAAGTGGACGACCAAAACCCTCTCCCTTTGTAAAAGAAATGTGAGCTTTTACTTTTGGATGATTGTAAAGAGCATTCATTTCTTCGTCAGTTAGCTCACCGTGTAACAGATGAATAGGTGGCAAAGAATCCGCCGGAGTTGATTGTTTAATAATGTTTATTTTCTTGAGTATTTCTTCTCGATCCATAACACTAAATGTCGCACTACTTGTTTTTAAAATAAGTCCAGGTGGATTTTTTTGATTTTTAAATGTATCAAGAAATACCTTTATTAACATTCCTACATCTTTTCTATCTTGACCCATGTCGCCTTTGAGCCAATGACCCACAAATAAAAAATTCCACGGCGTCTTGATCGTGTCTAACTCAACCTTGATTGACTTTGGTACTTCGTCACCTTGTTTTAGCCTGCGGTATACATTCATGTCCGCGCCTTCAAATAATACCTCAATCGGTGGTTGCAATCGAAGTTCCTTAACAGGATTCCCTTGTTGATCTCGTTGCGTCCATACTGTAGTTTTAAACATATTCGCTACATGATTTGATGGAACAATGTTCAAATGCATTCTATTCATCCCTAACAACCATTCTGGCGAACACATTGTTGTCTCAACACCTGCAGTAATACCAATATTATATTTCGCCATGTTTTGAAATTCATTTGGTACAGTCAAATGTATATGAATGTCAGGCTGTCTCGCTAACTTATTGTCCATCATTAATCTTTCAATAATAGGTTGATGATCAGGATTATCGGTTTTAAGAGCATTTCTTGGAGTTCCGCCCCACCGTAAATCCATAATCTTTATATCAAACCTATTCATGTCAATCAAAGTTCTTACCACGTCTCTCCCGTGATGTCCATAACCGCTTCGTGTTCCCACTGGCGCCGTAAATAATAATAGTGGTTTATCACTCATATCTATAACTCCTTATTCTTATTTCTAATTTTTGTGGTTTATCATTAGTATCAAAACCTTGTATTATAATTTTTTTATTGTTATATAAATTTTGATTCAAACGTAATTTAATTACAAACCAAATATGTCCGAAAACTCTCTTTAATCCACCTTCCCGATATAAAAATTTCCAATCCGCTACACGTAAAGTTTTGAAAGCCCCTTTCCAACGGCGATCTTTAATTTTAACAACTTCCAATGTTACCGGTTTTGGAAACCAAGTTCCTGGTTCCCGCATAGCGGCTCGCCATCTTTCTATCGCATTTTGTATTTCTTTTTGATATTCTTCACTTTTTATCATGCGATAATATTCTAATGTATCTTCAGTAGATTTATTAAAATATTCCAACTCTTTTATGACCTTATCACTCATAATATAACTCATTAATGTATTTTGTGATCAAGTAATTTTTTATTGCGTTTTCTAAATTTTCTAAACTCGATCTTTTTTATTAAAGAAACAAAAAATTGATTTATTCCACTTTCATCTTTTTTCTTTTTTACATTTTTCATTAATTGTTTCATTTCTTTTTTTGAAACCCACTCTTTCATTGTTTTCTTTTTAGGTTTTATACCCTCTTTGAAAGTTTTTAACAATCCACGAGATTCATTTACTTTTTCATCAAAAGTTTCCGCACCAAGTATCTCTTTTACTTTTGTTTTTATCGGATTTTTTCTCCGTTGTTTCTTCTTTTTTTCTACTTCTTCGGATAATTCTTCTAATTCCTCTACAATTTCGTCTACATTAGTTTTTTTCTTCATCTTATTTCTCCTTACACACTATAAACACCAAATCGTTTTCTGGGCTCCCAAATATCAATAGATGTGTCAAGATATTCAACAAAATTCAATCCCATTTGACGAGCACTCATTCCTACCTCAAATAAGTATTCTCGTCCTCTCGTTCCAGCTTTAACTCTTTCATCTTCATTCTTATCATACCAATATCTCATAGCAACTGCTACATCCTCAAAACTACACCTATCATCAAAAATATATGGAGTTGGAGGCGAACCTACAAGTGACCTATTCGATGGAAATACCGGATAAGCCCATTCACCACATTCCTTGTAACGTCCATCGTGATTACTTCCCCAATCCGCATTAAAATGTTTGTCAGGATCAAGGTATTCACCATTTTCATCAACAAAACCCATTTGATCTTGTAAACCACCCGTTACATTATTAATCACAGGTGTACCACACATCAATGATTCTGCACATGAAAGTCCAAATCCCTCATTTGACGCTATATTAATAGTTACATCAGCTATATTATACAAATACATCATATGTCTTTGTTCAAGTTTATTATTTGAAAAGATTACATGACAATTAGGAGCAACCGCTTGTTTAACAGCAGCTAAATCAGTACCATTTTGATCAACTACTGCGGTATGCATTATCAATACAACCTTTTCTCTATCTTCTTCTGGTAATGTTTTTACAAACTCACTAAACGCAAGAATTACATCACCTGGCATCTTACGACGAATATTTCTATTATTATAAAGAATAGAAAATTCATAATCTTTACCACCAAACAACTTTCTTTTGAAGTCCAACATTTCTTCAAATTCAGTCTTTGTATATTCTTTACCTTGTTTGTCTTTCTTTTGAAGATTTTCGCCAGGATTTTCTATACTCAATGGTTTAAATGAAAGTTCATCTATACCATGTGGAATATACCATAATTCCTTTTTCTTCATTGGTTTTCGTTGGCGAACATTCTTTATTATGTTGAATGTTTGTTTCGATATTCCTGCTAATGTGTCACACGATTCATAAAAATCTTGATTGTACATTGGAAATGGTAAATCATCCCATATCGCGTAAAATAATATCGGACAATATTGTCGTATCTCGTGTTCCATTTGATACAACCAAATCCAAAACCGAGGATCTGTGAAATGCATTATCGCATCAGGTTTCTCCGTTTGCATTAAAAAACGAATCAAATCAGGATCGCCATATCCGTCAACAGGATAAATTCTCATATAACTTTGTTCAAGTCCTATCATTTTCTTTATCTCTTGTGACATATCAACTATTTTACCCTTTTCAGGATGTTTAATCGCACCACCTACTTGAATCCAATTAAAATGATGTATCGTATGTAAAATAATATCTCGCGATACCGTACCTACTCCACTTGGAAGGCGTAAATCATCACTTAACAATAAAATCTTTTTTCTATTTTCAAAAGGGATATAAGTATCCTTTCGCCATAGTTCAGACGCTTTCAAATCTTCCATATTCGTAAACTCCTTTTGTCTTTTATTTCAATAACTCTAATATTTTGTAATGTAAAACATATACAAATGGATCAACCGCATCTTCTATCGTATCACTCCAAAAACATTCCGCCATCTTCTCTAATTCACTACCATCACCATCGGCTTCTAATGTCTTTTCTTTTCCTGTTAAATCAACTGTATACAAATAATATTTCGTGTCACTCGATTTTATTCCATAAGATATGTCAAGAAACTTTATTTCATTTCGCTCGACTTCATAACCTGCTTCTTCCGCAATTTCATGTAACGCGGTTTCAATAGGATCATCGTTTTCTACTCCACCAGTAATAGAACTTATTTTTTGTTCCATTCCCCAACAAGGCGTTACTTCTTTCCTCAACAAAAATTCGACTCCATATTTTTCATTTGGATTGTTTACGCCCATTCTTGTCTTATACCTATAAGGTAATATAGAAACTATTTTTCCATCACACCTAATTTCATGTGAATAATCATAACCATGTACACCATTTTCCGGATCAATCATTCGACGTAATGATAACCATTTTGTCTTACATAATACCTCTATTTTCATATTGAACTCCCTGAGATAGCAGCATGGATCATATCATCAAAACCACCATTACCATTATATAACATTATTGTAGCATTCACTAATTGTTGTAGTGATATGTTTGTGTCCAAACATTTCATCTTGAACTTTTTGTATTCATCTGACATCACTTTAACCGACGTCAATTTTAAATCTTTACTCATTTTTATTTCTCCTTGTAAATTATTTATTTGTATATATAAATATATATAAATAAAATTTTTACAAATAATATATCCTTACCAACTCATTCTTTTTATATCCGGTAAATACGTCCTCTATTATTCCTTTGATTGTCGCCCAATCTCCACGTGCTAACCCGGCACCGATTCGAGGCATGGCGAAACTGGCCCCACGAAATACAAACTCTATCGCGTCCAATCCCTCTCGTATCGCATCATAATCGGCATAAATCTTACGATGTCCATAATCATATTGTGAATAAAGATTTATTACCGTTATATCTTGATCATAATAATAATGTTTTCCACTCCAAAATGTATAATGACCTAATTTATTCTTGTCGCCCCACAAAGTCTCTTGATCTACTTTCCACGCACCAGGATATATCTCTCGTATCGTCTTAGCAACACCAGATCCCATATTGTTTTTACAATTACAACCATGTATCAATATTTGCTCTTTCGCTTTGAATACGTCACCTTGTATTTCCTCAATCATTTCTTACCTTTCATATAATAATATGCTAACCAGACCCATGCGACATTTCCAACCGCCATAATTAACCCAGCATAAAAACTTAACCATTGTTCTAAATGTGGATAATAATATAAATTCCAAAATCCCCAAAAGGCAAAAAATATAGATAACGGCCAATAAACACCTTTTACCTCTTTATCTATATAAATCTTGTATACATTTATCCATACAAATACAGAACCTATTAACTCAAATAACCCATTCGTTAAATCCTGATATGACATTTATGGTAACACCCTTTCTATTACTAACTGAAACTCTTTTTCTATTTCTTTATCCGTCATAAATTTGTGACCACATTCTTTTGATTGATACGCGTCTTCGTAAATTACACTATATACATTATTCCAACTTGTTTCTATAATTCTTACAACTTCATCTTCGTTTTCGCCTATACTCAACACTACCATTGGAACGGTAAACTTTTTTACTAATGTGTTTCTTGACATAAAAATTCTCCTTAATTTACGATTTTTACCACTTTTCCTAACTTTTTCGCCTTTGTGTATGTATCGTTCGTTCCCCTACTTTGTGTTATATCCCAACCAGTAGGAAGAAAACATATCACGGCGTCACTATATTCCGCTATTTGTGTGTTTCGTTGATTGTAATAATAAACTCGATATTCTTTTCCATAATGGTATGCTTCCATTATACAATGAGAATTCCACGGATAGTGGGCGGGAGGAAATTCGACATACTCTACTCCAAGTTCAAGGGCATATTTTTTCGCCATTCCATCGGCGCCTTTCTTTTGTCCACCGGAAACGATTTCAATGTTTTCCTTACCTAAATTTTTTATTGAATCATGAATAAGTTTACGAATCTTACTCCCAGCAACAAACTCTCTACTTCCAACAATACCAATTCTAAAACGTCTTGACATTATTATTTTCCCTTATTTTTGTCATATAAAATTCTACGACTTTTAGGATGTGTCTCAATATAATTGTATACTTGATAAAAATAATGAATACCTAATAACATTTGTGATTTCTGATCTAACGGATAAACGTGTGAATACCTATTGATACATACCATACTTTCATTTACTTTGTCACTTATAATATCAAACCAAGCAAAATGGGCATCAGGTAACCTATTTGTTACATAACATTTTAAAGATTTACCAAAAATTTCATCAAATCGTTTGGTAAAATCATCTATACTTTTAGCATCAATCCCATTATGCCAGAAATATATTTTTTTGATGGGCGATTTATTGTGTGTCATACGTAATGATACTAAAATATCCTCAATAAGTTCCCCATTTATTATATCATCTAAATTAAATCTTAACTCATTCATTTATATTCCCCTAATTTTTTCTATCACAATACTCTGGCTTATCCTTGAAATCACACCAACGACAATTCGACTGTGTCGCGATCTTTGGGTAAAATTGTTCTAAATTATAATTACCCTTTTCATCAAAACAAGTCTCTACAAACGCATCAAACTTCATCATAACCTTGTTTATCGTCGGCTTACCGGATGGCGGAATAAATTTTAAAATACGTTTTTGTGGATAAGGTATGTCCTCACTTAATTTTCGTTTCAATATGATAAACTCAACATCTATTTTTTTAACGTCCATATTCAATTTGTCCGCATAAAAGTTTTTATAGATAACTAATTGTGACGTTGTATTCTCGTCATTCTTTTTATATGACGCCCAACCTCTTGTAGAAGTTTTCAAGTCAATTATTCTCAGTTTCCCTGTTTCCTTGTTTCTTACTAAAACATCTATAAAACCAATAAAATATAAATTCTCTTTCAACTCTTTATTCAACTCGTATTCAATACCAACCAATTCTTCAGTTTTATAGTTAAAAAATGTAGTTCTATTTTTCTTGAACCAATCATTTATTTTTACGCCGTCATAGTAAAATTCCATCATTGTCTCTTTGGAAATGTGACCCTCAAGTACCTCTTGGGCTTTGAACTTCGCAATATATTCCATGTTCTCTTGAACTATAAGTTTCTTACCATCAATTTCTACTTCTATTGACTTATCTTCAAGATTGTTCATGATCTCCAAACCCTCTTTTGTGTATTTGTCTAAATGGGCTCGATATTCCTTTCCCATTTCGTCACGCAGAATCTCATTTAAATCAAGTTGATCCGCATACTTAGGCCCGTTGGCGAAGAACGCCGTTAGATAAGATTGTAATGTGAAATGCATCGCTGATCCAAATATAAGATGTATCGATGGCTCGTCACCACGTATCTTATCTATGTAACTTAATTTCCAACGCCAAGGGCATTGATTCCACAAAGAAAACTGGGAATAACTGACTCGTAACTTCTTTTTTGTCATATTTTATCCTACTATTTCGTCTACTAATCCAAACTCTAAACATTTTTCCGCATCAAAATACAAATCATGTTTAAGTAGTTCTTCTAATTTTTCTTCCGTAAGTTTTGTGTGTTCAAGATATACTCTTTTAAGAGCACTCATAAGATTTTCGTTGTTCTCTTGTTGATCTTTCATTTGTTCATGGGTAAAAGTTCCCCAATAATCAGTTCTAAGTTGATGAATCAACATAAAAGCGTTTCGTTGAATGAAACGTTTCTTACCTGCAAGAATAAGAAGTGTAGCAGCAGAAGCAGCAACACCGTCAACATATGTATAAATGGGAATGTCTAATGTTCTAATGTGATCATATGCTGAAAATCCTGCGTGAGCATATCCACCATATGATTGTATATGTAAATGTAACGTCGGAATCTCAGATAAGTTCCATACTTGTCTACGTGTAATCAACTCGTCCTCAAGATTCTTCAAGTTCTTTGTCAGAGCTAACGTCTTTTCCCTATCAATATCAGCATAGTAATACATTTGATTGTTTATGATTTCCACAAAACCTGGCTCTTTGTATTCTACAAATTGTGGCTCTTGATCCATTTCAGGTGGTGGCACGCTTCCCTCTTGTAATTTCCAATTATTTTTCGTAATCATTTTGTATCTCCTTATTCTAAATCAAAGAACTTGTTTGGTTCTTCTTTGTTTGTTATTGTTTTGTTTGGTACAAACGGACGAATAGATGTTTTCACGTCCTTACATAGTTCCTCATATTTCTTCGTGTCGCCATGAATGAAATACTTTGTGTACTTCGAATTTGGATCATCCTTGACCCCTTGTTGTATCAACCAACGACGGGCAAATTGATATGAAGAATTTTCACTCATAACTTGTGATGTCTGATCTAATATTTCCCTCTTTTCGCCTATACCATTGAGAATATAATAAATCCACTCACGACCATATTTTGAATCTTGAATCTTCTTGGATAAAACCTCTTTCATCGCTCGATGTAAATTCTCTCTGAAAGTCCTTTCAAAATCTTTCAATTTCCAATCAAATGTTTTAGGTAATTTCTTTAGTTTCTCTAAAAACTCGTCTTTTGTCTTAAAAAAGAATGGATAATCCTCTCCCAATATTCTCTCTAAAGTGGGATGACGGTAAACTAAGACAGGTTTACCAAGATTAACTCCATCTTGTGCTGATAAGTTCCATGTTGCATAACCATTTACAAAACACATAGATGCTTCACTATTCTCTAATAAATATCTATATTGTGTAAATTTCAAATTTTTGGCGACAAATTCCTTGTCAGCAGTTACATCTGTACACCAAACAATGTATTCTCCACTATCTACAAGTTCCTTTGTGTAATCCATCATCATATTGATTCCAGTTGACTTGTTCCAACGATGATTGAATACCAAAATCTTTTTGTCAGGAAGTTGAATAGGCTCAGCTTTCGGAAAATCCCCAGCAGCCAGAGGCATCAACTCCATCTTGTCTTTCAAATTTTTAAGATTTAAATCAACCGTCTTTCCCTTCTTGAAGTTCCTTTCAAAATAATCAGGAGCTTCGGGTATGTGAAAGAATGCTTTATCCGCCATATTGATTCCCTCAAGTTGTCTCATAAATCCATGTGGAACCTGAGTTGAGCCTCTCGATTGTGGATTGTCTACCCAATGAAAGAATAAAAATCGATTCACTAATTCACCATATCGTTTTTCACTCAATCCTATCAATATGTTATACATTAATTCAGGTTGATGATTAAATACAAAATCAAAATCAGTCAACTTCATATCGATATTCTTACGAAAACCCATTGAATCAAAATGTGACCTATTTACAACGGCGTTTCTCGTATAATTCAATGGAATATATGAAACATTCTTTCTCTTATCAAATCCTACTAACTTGTTTTTCAGGGGAACTGTTACATAATGGTGACACATCGGTAAGTAATTGATTGTCATATTCAATACTTTATAGTTTGAATCACTTTCATGTAGAAATGTTCCAGCTTTATCCGTTCTAACAGGAGCATTATAATGTAATATCCTGAGACCGTATAACGGATGATCTATATATTCGTTCATAAATAATCCTTTGATTAAAAGATTTAGATGTGTAACCTTTGATAATTTTTAATATGTTAATTCTTCAACTACTATTTTGTGTGGCTTTTTCTTGACGTATTTTTCTATCATTTCTTTCGCTTGTTCTTTTGTTCCGAATTCACGAACTACTTGCGAATCATAATCCCACACTTTCCAGTAACGCCATTTCCAATTTCCTAACCAATTCTTTTTCCATTCTTGAATATAGTATATAACTTTTTCATTAATTTCATGATCATAATAAATTTCTTCAATTATACGAAACCTTTTTTCCATTTTATTTTCCCCACTTTTTTTCTTTCACTAATCGACAAATTTTACCATAAACAGATAAATCTTGCCAAGCATCTTCAACAGATTCATTAGCAGCATGGAGTGAATCACGAACAAGAATAATGTTGAATAAACGTTGAATTTTGTCGTTCATTCGAAACCAGAGTCCTTTCAAACTAATCATAATTTCTTTATCGTCTTTTAGTTGTGTTCCAACAGCAATATTTCCAGGACCATAATCATATTGTTTACGACAAAATGTAACAAATTCTTCTATCATATATTCTTTAAATCTGCCAACCGTTTCCGGATACATTTCAGTTAATTTATTTATAATATCAATAGTTTCAACATCTACTTCTTGTAACAATTTTAATTCAAACACTACTTTTTCATTTGTAACTTGTGTAGCAGCAAAACCTACATTCCCCTCTTTTTCTTCTTTCTTTTTCGCCATAACATTTCTCCTATTTCAACAATATTTTAATTTCTTCATCAGTATTACCATACATTCTACAAATTTCAACTAATCTCTCAGTCCACTCAGGTTTTGATAAAAAGATTGTTATGTAGTTTATCGCCTCTCGTTGAGGCACTTCATAATATAAACTAATCAACTCAATCAATTCTTTATTATACTTCTTTTCCTTTTTCCCCTTTACCCACTTGAGAAATGTCCTACCCTTTGGAATAAAGTTGGCATATACCTTGTAAAGAGCCTCACTCGTCATATCAAAACTATATTGTTGTACAATGTTAGTAATAAATAACCATTCAGGATTCATCGACAAATAACGATTTATCATATAAGTTGAAAAGGTTTTTTTGTCCACTTCCGTCATATTGTCAAAATACTTTGGATCATAAGGCTCTAAATAAATAGCCTTTAAATGATCAAATAAACCCTTTCCCTTTATCTTCTCTTTCTTCTTTGGTTTTATGAGAATTTCTTCCTTTTCAGGTTCCTCAAAATAACCCTCAGATTCAAAAAATTTGTTCGATAATTTACTCAACGGTTTCTTCCTTACCTAAATCGCCATCTTCAACATCTTCTTTTGGTACAGCTTTTCCACCAAATTCATCAGGTATATAACCACAATTCGTACAAGAAAGAACTTGCATCGGAGCAAACATTTCTTTCCCGCTCGTATTTACCGGATTCACTGCACTAATTCTTTTTACCACTACTAAATTTTGAAACAAATGATGTCCACATTCACTACATACAAATGTTTCTAATGTAGAAGCATCAATGTTTAATTGTTGTGGTTGACCCATTTGTTGACCGGGATTTGGCCCACCGGCGGCTCCTGGAGTGTATTCCATAATAATTCTCCTTTTAAGATTGATCTTTTATGTTTATTAACTTTATCATCATATCCATGAAATTTATTTCCTTGTCAACTACAAATGGATCACTCTTTACTCCATCTGCAATCGTCAATAAAGAATTCGCCACATTTGTTGGCGCATATTCGTCAATGTGATCATATAAAAATCGATAAACGTCCGAAAACTCATTTACGTGATTGTCGTTAACTAATTGTCGTATATTAGTAAATACTGCCCGTTTATCTTTTTCCTTTAATATCTCTAATAACTTTAATCGAAAATCCGATTCAATAATCTTGTGTCGATCTACTGCTAACTTTCCATCTATTGAATTTAATTGTGCGGAATTGATAAGTTGACGTATATCAGGATAAGTAGATTCAACTAATACCTTTACATCCTTTGGATCATATTCAACTTTTTCTTCGCCCAAAATCTCGGCGACCCGGATCGCTACGTCCGCCCGTGACGGTGGGATAATCTCAAATATCTGACATCGAGACTGTATCGGAGCAATAATCTTCTCGTGATAATTACACGTCAATATAAATCTCGTTGTCTTACTAAACTGTTCCATAACATTACGCAGGTTCGCTTGAGCATTAGGTGTCATATAATCAAACTCGTCCAATATAACTAACTTTAAAGGTTTAAATGACACACTACCAGCAAAAGGTTTTATCTTCACTCGTACTACATCTACTCCAGTTTCATCGGACGCATTGATGTAAATCGTATCACTATCAGTATTCTCAGCAATTACCTTAGCTAATGTTGTTTTACCTGTTCCTGCCTTTCCATAAAATAAAAGATGTGGCGGATCATTCTCTTTAATGTATTGTGTTACCTTTTGTCTTACATGATCATTACCAACATAATTTTCTAATTTATGTGGGCGGTATTTCTCCGCCCATAACGTGTTTTCTTTCTTTTTCGCCATATGAGACTCCTATTAAGCGTCAGTTTCTGCTTCTACAAGATAATAATTTGCGGTGTAATCTCCATCCTCAATATGAATATACGCAAGTCCTTCATTACTTACTTGCAATGTAGCGAGTTTAGCTCCCTTGTTCGCGGTAAGAATGTTTTTGAAGTACTCAGCATTAAAAGATATAGGCCTATCCATTGTAGTATCAGAAACACCCTCAATACCCATCGTAATTCTATTGGTATTTACTTGAGAATAACCTAATACAACTTTATGTGTTCCATCTTTATCTTTCAACATTGTAAAGATTTTTGTTTCAGATAACGCACCTTTAGCACGAATATATGTATCAACAAAATCTTTTGTCAAATTAAATGACCAATGAAACTCAGGAGTTTGTTTCAATCCTTTTGAACGTTGAACAACAGACAAATCAGATAACATATAAGTTACATCATTACTATTATCTACTAAATCAATCGAAACATATTTTGTTTCATCGTCCGCTTCAACTTTATTGAGATTTAAATTTATATCATCACTCAATACAGATAACATTCGAACTAATTGACTTGTAGTAAGAACACCGAGTTCAACTCCATCTTCAAAACCTACAAAATTGTCCATTTTTACATCACCAATCATTGATTTGTCGCCAGTAATAAAACGAGTTAACAATGATCCTTCGGCAGTTTCCCATACGGTGGCTTCAATTTCTCCACCTAAATGATAACGACCAACAAAATCTAACAATCTTTCTTTTTCCATAACTTTCTCCTTGTTTATAGTTCAAAAAATTTATTTATTTTCTTTTGTTCAAATGAAGGCATTAACCATTCTAACGCAACATAAAAATCTTGTAATTTTGATTCTAATACCTTACTAAACATTTTATTCCTATCAACGTATGTTTCTATGAAGTTTACTATTTCAGGTGGATCATCATAACCTTTGAAAGCGATAGCATCCATCCCAAAACCATTTTCTTTCAAATATAACCATTTAACTTTTTCACTTGACGCAATCGGTGGAAATTTTTTCTCTAACTTATAATATAATAGAAGTTCATTATAACATATAGCAGCTTTAACGTGTGCTGGAGTTCCTTTCACCCAATTACCAAAAGGTTTATAACCATCTTTAATATTTAAACTACCGTTTGTTGATAAAGTTCCAAATTTATCTAAATTATGTACGGAAGTTGGCGTGGCTATATCTTCAGGCGTCACTGTCTTAACCATATTTTTAAACTCAACTATTTTACTATCTATACTTTCTTGTGTTTCGCCTTTTAAAATGTCTGTCAAAATCTCCTTGAGAAATGTCTTGAACGCAACAGGAAATGATGATCGTTTTACATCTAATCCCGTATACGCCATGTTGTCCTTTGGAACACCATTCTTATTTACAATCCAAAGCGCATAACGTTTTTTCGTTGTCCAAAATCCAGCTTGCGCAATCACTTCTTGTTTCAACTCAAACTTGTGTTCGTCTATATTTAAAAACTTCTTTCCATAATAATCAAATGTTCCATTCATATAATCTTGAACTTCAGCAGTTATTCTTAAAATCGCTGACGACATTTGTTCAGGATCATTTATATCTACATCAGGATATTGTTTTTCAACTAATGGTTTGGCAGGAAAGAATACAGAATCAGTATCAATGTAAATACAATAATCTTTATCCTTTTCGCCAGTTATTTGATTGTAATAAAAATTTCCTATCTTCTCAGTATATTGAATAAGATTAACTCCAGTAGTTGTTACCGCTTCCGCATTATCAATATCATAAAATCTAAATATTGGAAGTCCTAACACTCCATATACTGAGTTTAACATAACCTTGGCTATTGTTCTACGTTGAGCATAATACTTTTCTTTTTCCTTGTTGCCTTTATTCCCATATTGAGTTTGTAACTTATCAAAATTATCCTTGTCTTTGAACCATTCCTCTAAAATCTCAGGTATAATCCCTTTTTTGTCCACTCTATACATAACTCCATTCGCGGAAATGGCTAAACTATTCTCCCTCAAAATTTTGTCTAAATCATTACCATCCGCGTAAATATGATCACCTAAAAATTTTCCCTCATACTTTACATTCTTATCACTTATATGTCTTTCAGCTTTCCAGCCTTCAATCTTACCAACTTTTGTTTCGGGTGAAATGTTCAAACTCATAACAATCGACGGATACAATGAAGTAAAATCTAAATCGTATATCCATTCATGACGACCTGTAAATGGTTCTTTTACATACGCACCACTAAACTTGTCCTCAGAATCCATGTGTTTTCTGTTTTCGGGATTCTTGTTTGGAGCAACTAAGTTCTTCCTTTTCATGTATGTCAACATCGCTCCCTCAATCCATCTACTTGAGAAAAATACATCTTCATATGGTACATGACCTTTATGAGCAATACCTTGTAACAAATCAATAAAGTTTAACTTTTGATCCAACTTTACAACCAACTTTGTATCAACTAAATTGTATTCAATAAACTTGTCTATATCGTCTCTCTTTAAATTATCTAAACTACCATCATATTTTATTTTTCCCTCGCCTAACTCATGACGAGAGACAGCGTCCAAGGCGTATGACGGTAACGCGGTGTAAGTGAACATCTTATACATAGCCAGATAATCTAATGAACTTACCCCAGCTATAAAATATCTCCCACGTCTCTCAAAATATTTTACTATGCCTAAAGGTGAAAGCCGTTTCGCCTCATAATCACCTAATACCCTTTTTAATCTCGCATATAAATAAGGAACGTCAAATCCATCTACATTCCATCCTGTAATAATTGTTGGATTTATCTCACTCCATTTATTTATGAACGCTGTTAGTAAATCTTCCTCTTTTGAAAATGGTATCGTTTCTTCATTTCCATGTCTCATTTGTTCCACAACTTTATCTTCGTCTAAAACATATACATAATATTCATCAGTCTTTTGATCATAGAATGAAACAGATGTTATCTTATTATATGCTTTTTTGATGTCAGGTAACCCGTCCGTAACTTCAACTTCAATATCGAAGAACAATACCGTATGATCTTTTGAAATGTCGTCACTATCAGTATAAAGATCAACCAAAACCCTTGTTTCAACAGGAACATCAGATTCAAATATCTTACCACCGTCTACATCCCATTTAGCCCAACTTGTGACCTTACTAACCTTGTCGCCATAAATACTTCTTTTATCACCTTCTGAATCTAACCGGTACGCATAATTTTCAAAATCATATGTATCATAACCGCGTTTATCATCCCAAATGTGAACTATCGTTTTATTCCCGTCAAATACATCGCCTCGAATTCTTTCAATATACAAATTTTGATACATTCATTTTCTCCTAAAATCTTATCTCTTTTTTCTCTATTATATCTCTTAAATAAAGTCCATATTCATTATTATATTGTAATGATAATTTACGTAATTGATCTTCATTAATATAACCCATTCGATAGGCGACTTCCTCAATACATCCTATTTTCAAACCTTGTCTTTCTTCCATCATTCTTATAAAATTACTTGAATCATTCAATGAATCTTGTGTACCAGTATCTAACCACGTAAAACCACGACCCATAACCTCAACATTTAATTTATTCATTTGTAAATATATTTTGTTAATGTCCGTAATCTCAAGTTCCGCTCGACCAGACGGTCGAAGTCCTTTAGCATACTCAATAACATCATTATCATAAAAATATAATCCCGTCACCGCATAGTTGGATTTTGGTTCATTTGGTTTTTCTTCTAATGATTTCGCCTTTCCATATAAATCAAACTCAACTACTCCATATCTCTCAGGATCTTTTACATAATAACCAAATACTGTAGCTCCTTCGTTACGAGCATTCGCACGTGATAATAGAGCAACTAAATCATGACCATAAAATATGTTGTCGCCAAGTATCAAACAACAATCATCGTCACCTATAAATTCCTCTCCAATTATGAAGGCTTCGGCAATACCATTTGGTTTATCTTGTACTATATGTCTAATGTATATTCCTAAATCATATCCATTCCATAATAAATCTTTGTATAAAGGAGCATCCCTCTCAGTTGTTATGAGTAATATTTCCTTGATTCCTGCTAACATCAATGTAGATAATGGATAATACACCATCGGTTTATCATATACCGGTATGATTTGTTTACTTATTGATTTTGTCGCCGGATGGAGGCGAGTCCCAGCTCCACCGGCTAAAATAATACCTTTTCTATTTATCATAACTCTCTCCTAAAAAAATTTGTTCTTACTCACTTTAACAAATTTTGGATCACGTTTCGGCTCACTTGCGTGGCTTCGATCAATCCATTTTGAATCATTCAATAACAATTCTATTTTCTCTACCACTTCCTCAGGTATCGAAAGTTTGACATCGGGATCATTTGGATCATCCATTGCTCCCATCATTAAACACCACTTTCTAAGATGTTCCCACGAATTTGACAAATGTAAATCTCGATGTGTATTATGTAAAATGTTCTTTTTATATCCATTATCATTCATTATGTGCCATAACCATTCTCGACCATATAAACGTTGTCCATCTTGTGAATGCGGTTCTTGTTTACGGCGACCTTCATATTTATCAATAGCTTCTAACATCGCACCATGTAAATTAAACATAAAATTATCTTCATGTGGTGGCAATCCCCACTCAAAAGATTCAGGTAATTCTTTCAACTTCTTTAAAAATTCATCTTTTGTTTTGAAATAAAATGGATAATCTTTTCCAACTACTTCATCCATCATTGGATGATAATACGTTAATGATGGGCGACTCAAGGCGATCCCGTCTTGAACCGATAAATTCCACGTTCCATATGAATCTACAAAACATAATGTAGCATATGACTTCTCAACAAGATATTGATATTCTGCTCCACTTGGAAGATTTTGTACACGCATCCACTTTGGAGCTGGTTGTCCGGCTCTCGGTTTCTTCGCATCTTCATCAGTTACCCAAACAAGATACTCGTCTCTATCTAAATCTTTTGTGTAATCGATTAATCTTTTGATACCAGTTGTCGTATTCCAACGATGATTAAACAATAAGATTTTCTTGTCAGGAAGTGGAACAGGTTTTGACTTCTTTGTTGTTCCTATAAATCCACCTGCAAGAGGCATATACGTGATCTTTTCCCTTATCTTTTCATCTATGATTTCGCCAGTGATTCTTGGACGTTTTGGCGACCAATTTGACTTGATGTAATCCAATGACGCATTACAATGAAAAAATGTCTTAGCAGATAAATCTATCGCTTCTATCTGTCTCCAAAATCCATCGGTGTACGTCTCACTCGGTTTTGAAGCTGGTGAATCTACCCAGTGAAAAAATAAAAACGTGTTTACTGACGTTCCCATTCGATCACTCAATAAACCACTTATTACATTATAAAATAACTCAGGTTGATGTAAAAATACAAAATCTAAATCATGTTTTCGCCAATCAAAATACTTTCTCAAAGCTTTATAATCAAAAAATCCACGATTTGCTAAAACAGAAATGGGATACGGGAAATGAATCCAAGTTATATTGTCTTGTTGTACCACATCTTCAACTGTATTATTCGGTGGTACTAATACATAATGGTGACAATCAGGTAAAAACTTGATCGTCTTATACATAACTTTCCAATTTGAATCTCCATGATGTAACCACTTTGTCGCATTCCATCTAACTGGCGACATCACATGAAGTATCCGTCGTCCATATAATTTTTTTCCTACTTCATCCATTTAAATTCTCCATTAATTTTTCTAACCATATTTCAGGTGAATACATTTGTTTAACTATTTTTTGTTGTTTTTCAACAATCTTTATCTTTTCATCTTCGTTTTCCATATAATAATTTAGTTTGTCGCCCAACTCGTCTAAATCATCATATAATAACTCGTCAATCATATACTCTTGATAACAAGTTTTGTCGTTTCTTGGACACAAATAACATAATCCGGCGAAAATTCCCTCTATAACACCATATCCAAATGTATCATGTTCTGCAAATGAAATCCCAAATCCACAATTTTTGAGATTTTGCTGATATAACGCTTCGTTGTTTTTTGTATCAACATATCTCGTTCCATATTTCATAGGGAAATGACTTCCGTAACCTGATGGAAGTGTGAAAGGTAAACTCCATAAAATCTTTTGTCTCAATTCTTTTGGTAACTTATCCGCATACTCAGGATTCTTTGACTTGTCTAATCGATGATTGTATATGATTGAATCACTTTTTCGAGGCGACCACATTTCTTGAAATACCGGAAGTCCTATCGTTTTTGTTGGATATGGTAATACTTCGTCAAACCAAAATGTAGCTGAAAATATCTTTGTAAACTTCGTTGAATTTCGTACCTCAATTTCTTGATTTCTTTTTCGTTCTTCGTCGGTGATTCTTCTATTTCCGGGTTCGGTATCTAAAAATGATGATCCATGTATAAAACCATAAAACTCAACATAATCCGAAAATTGATCCATTACTTGAAATTCAAAATCGCCTACGTTTGTAAAAAATACTTTCGTAAACTTTCCTTCTCTAAGAAATTCTTCAAATTCTTTAATGTACATATCTTGTGAAACCCTTGACTTTTCCCACGATCCAAAAATAAAAGGTTTTTTACTTACGAATACCCTACTAAGAAAATTTGATAAATCTCTCGACCACTTTACTTCATAAAAATGTGGTATCAATAATACATCTTTTCTTACATAATCTTTTGTGAATTCATATGGATCATCTATATCAAAAAATTTACTCATAACATTTTCCCTAATTGACTTAAAAACCTCGGCCCACCTGGGCTGTGGAATATTGATGGTTGTGTATTATATAACTCATTTGTAACCTTTTTGTTCCTAAAATCAAAAATTAAATCGAATAATGTCGTGTGATGCTCAACAAACCTGCCAAACCGGGTTGCTAATTGTACGTTTTGGAATACTTTGTTTTCATAATCAATCTTTATTCCATACTTCCCACTCAAAAATAATAAATGGAAAATAACTTGATCATGATACTCAGGTCGTTTTCCCGATAATAAGTTTCCATTTACTTTACTTGAAAATTTACCATCTTCATCTAAGTCTTTCGCCAGTTGGGCGAATAACTCGTTGTCCTTGTTCACTAACCTTTCTCTCATTTCTACCTGAGCATCAAACAATACATTCAAATCACTTACATAACCCATGTACATTCCACCATTTAAATAACGACCCTTGTAACCATGATCAGGAAATTTGTTGCCTAAACTATACCAAGCTGGAATACAAAAAATCTCGGAACTCCACAAAATACGTGTGTCATATTCTAAAAACTTTTTGATAATATTGTCAGGATAATCTAAAATGATCGTGTCACGAAAATCCATTATCACAACCAAATCACTATCATCAAATCGCTGGAACGCTTTTCGGTACTCGTGTACTCGATTCCCAAAACTAAACTCGCCCATGTTTTGACCTAAAATATGTAAATCTAATCCAAACTTCTCACAACTTTCTAATAATGATCCACCAGCTAATTTTCCGACATATGTATGAATAGGCTCAGTTTCTACTGAACATACGTGTAACTTCATATAATTTCCTTTGGAATTAATATAGATTTTTCCTTAGTCTTTACATAGATTTGTGAAACCACATTTAAAACTGATCTCATACCCATTTTGTTTGTCTCGTAAATCAAAACATTTTCTTTCAGGGACGCTTCCTGAATGTCTTGTGGATAATCCTTCATACATGGTATAATGATAACAAGAGTTTTGTTGTATATTTTTAATAGATTAGCAATATTCGTAAAGAAAGTGTCGCCCTTGTTTCCAAAGGCGACAAACCTCTCACAATCCTTGTTCTCTACAATAAACTTGTCTAACTCTCGATTCACATAACTTATTTCTTCATAATCAAAAAACTTTTTCATACATATTATACTCTCTCAATACAAATAAGTTCCCTAATTTCCTGTTGAACCAAATCCACCTGCACCTCTGTCAGTATCGTCTAATTCGTCAACTTCCACTATTGTTGGCGTCACAACAGGACAAATAACCATTTGCGCAATCCTATCACCTTTTTTAAATTTAAAATCTATTGTTGATTCATTTCTAAGAATTACTTTTATCTCTCCACGATAATCATTGTCTACCGTTCCCGGTGTATTTACTATCGTTATTGATCGTTTAGCAGCTAAACCACTTCTCGGGCGAATTTGTGCTTCCCACGTAATTTTTTGTCTAAAATCTACTCCAAGTTCATAAGGATATACATTTGTCTCTAAAGGTTTCGGTAATTGAATAGCAATACCGGTTCTAACCATTGATTGATCATTTGGATATACAATTCCATCCTCAAGAGCATATAAATCCATTCCAGAATCAGTAGGATTTGATCTTGTTGGTATAATAGCATCTTCGTGTAACTTCTTAATTTTCAGTTTCATTTTCCACTCCTACTTTTATTTCTTCAATTTCAGTTGTCAACTCACAAACATCATTGTTACAAAATTTATCAACTACTGCTTCGTGTTGTTCTACATTTGTAAAATCAAGTTTCTTTACTTTCTTTAGTTTCTCCTTATAATCTTCCTCACTAATTTCTTCGTAAGGCATTTGTGGATATGAACCACCATTGATTTTAGGTAAAAATGATATACCCTTGAGTTGATATTGAAAAAAGTTCAACGCATTAGCTATATTTTTTCCCTCTTTATCAGGATCAAATGTTATCGTACAACTTACTTGATTGTCTGCCCAATGTCTCTGCATAAAGGCAGCTAACGAAAGTTGTTCCCACATTGAAACCTCATTTATAGTCCGTATTCCCTCTCCAACATCAACAGGAAAATCGACCACTAATGAACTTGGATCACCAAATGCTTCTTCTATGTTATATTTTGCTCTTTTCAATGGTTTTACTAATTTTGAGTTTTTTGCCAATCTCATTCGACGAATATAAAATCTCGATTCCGGATAATGTACTCCAGGTGTCGCTCCAGCTAACAGGGAAACTGTACCACTCGGTTTTACACTCGTTGTTTTTACTGATTTAGGGATTGCTAACCATTCACTATAAATTGTATCATAATCTTGTATTGTATTATATCCCGTTTCTAACCATTGGCGAAGTGTCTCAATACCATTCTTTGTAATAAATTGAGCAACTCCACTCACTGAACAACCAATACGACGATTCCTTAACATTACTCGATTTGTTTCCGGCCAATGTGTTTGTCCAAGTGTTACTGTTTTACTATAAAGGTAGGCGTATTTGAGTGTCTTGAGATAATCTTCGAGGCTTTCGTGTCTCATTGGAAATGTTTCTACTAAGTTACATAACTCATATGATTCTAATGATTGTTCTACACAAGGATTTACACCTTTGGCACGAAAATCCTTGTTGTCCATTCCATTCTTTATTCGTGAATACCCTTGTATATTCTCTAACCATACATATCCAGGTTCTCCGTTATGCCAGGTTCTATCAGCTGCTTTCGTGTAATCCATTCCTAATGTAGCATAAATACTATTGTTCGATGTCCAACCATATTCCGCACGTTCAGGATTTATATCATAATTTTTTAGATTCAAGTATTCTTCATCATCAGCTTCGCCAATCGCAATCTCAGCGGTTCGGCGTACATTTCCTGCTACTACCGCTTTTCCAATGAAGTTCATTATATCAACTATCGCTCGTACCGTTATCGGCTTACCGACGAGTGGTTCTAAAACTTCTCGTATATTGTAATGTAATTTTACTAATGGATCAGGTCCTGACGAAACTCCACCGAAGCCACGAATAGGCTCCCCAGGTCCTCTAACTAATGAAAAATCAAACAAGATGTCAGGTTGTCCAGTAAAATAAGCGTCTATCAACTTCCCAACACTCTCTACCCAACCCTCTCTTGTATCAGGTATTACAAATGTCTCAAAATCCTTTTCTTTATTTATACCCTTTATAACAATTTCGCCAGAACCCTTAGTGTCAAATCCAACTCCCACACCAAGCATACTGGCGTCCATCAAAAATGTAAATGGTTTCGATAAATCGTGTTTCAAATCCTCAGTTGAAACAAAAGCGCAGTTATTTAACGCAGCAAATAACCCTTTTTCTTCCGTGATAGGCGTTCCCATCGCCCATAAACCTCTACCCGGCGGTAGAAATTTCATGTTGTACATTCGATCAAACATTTCTTTTGCTGAAGCTTGTGCTTTCCACTCATTCCAATATAAACGATTTCCCATGATCCACTTTTTCTGCATATTGTATGCTCCATTGACCACTCGGGCAACAGTCTCCCACCATTGCTCGTTTGTTCCATCGTCTTTTATCCGGGAATAAGTGCGCATATATACAAGATAACCCAAACCATTGAAACCAAATGGCGGGATTTCATCTTTATATTTTTCAAGGAAAGCTTCAGACAGTGAGAAAGGCTTAAAATCATCCAAATATCTGTCTGTAGGCATACGTAGTTCTCCTTTAACATTAACTTTTCCGTGTGAATTTCTGTAAACTGTTTGAGGCTTTTATGATGTGTAGTAAATTTTTCTCAACCTCGCTTATATAAATATAGACGAAATTAAAAAACACATATAAAGAATTATACTATTTTGCTAAAGGAAAGTTCCCTAATCGGTAGGTATTTTATTAATTATTTAAATAATTTTTCCCAATCTTTTTTTAACTCTAACTTATATTTATCTAATAACTTAGATGAAATACTATTAATGCAATATCCCTTTCTTTGTGGATTTTCTAATTCATCAACAGGAATTAAAGAAAAATTCCAATTATTTATATTTTTACGAACTTCTTTTTTATCTCGTCCTTTATAGTGAATTAACGTAACCAAAACCGCATCAAATTCATCAATACTATATGGAGTATAACCATTAAGTGAATTATTTACATTTTTATCAGAATTTCTCCTTGTATTTTCAAAACAAATTTGTCTTGAGTACGGAGTTTTACCATCAACTTGTCTCAACTTACTTTGGATTTTTTTATATTTGAGATTTGTATATATATCAAAACCTGCACCATTACCATCATCATTTATAACATCACTTACAACATTATTTCCTAAATAATATTTTATCAAATCACATTGAATATACTCATTTGCTTCTGCAACAGTTTTTCCCCATTCTCTAAGACATTTTCTCAATACAAATCCATTTTCAATAAAATCTCTAACATCCTTATCAGTTATAATACTATTATCTAACAAATTTCTCTCCAATCTTTTAATAAAAAACCCATTCAATATTGAATGGGCTTTTTAATTTTTTATTAGAACCAACGCATCAACGAAATCCGGCGATTGGCAGATTCCTTGTGACCTACAAAACGAGTTGTATGACCACCATCAAAACGTCTCTTTAAAGACATTTTTTCGAAACCACTAATCATAGCAGCAAGAGTGAATAACTTTTTTAGTGTCGCCTTACGTCTTTCAATACGACCGGGATCAAGAATGGAAACAATATCTTCCAACATCTTGACGTTGGCTTCGGCGTTCCGGCGACCACACTCAGGACAATTATATGCTTTCGCACGTCCTACCATTACACCTATTGCGAAATGTTCGCCCTTTTCTATGCTAAAGGGAACGGTCACTTTATGACCACATTTGTATTCTACATCAACCATTGTTTTTGACATCTTATAACCTCTTTCTTTATTTACGTTACTTAAATATACGAAATAAAAGCATTCTTGTCAACTGTTTTTTTACTTTTTTTATCGCTGACCAAATCTTTTATCATCTATCCACATAACTAAAGTATCTTCCGTAGGATATAACATAACCTTTAATCCCGCATCCATCACTTTATCAATAATCGCTGTTCGTTTGCGTTTCGTGTATTCAAATTCTTCTTGATGTTTATATCCAAGAACGTGTTCCCAATTCGAATACCAATACGCTACCATAATTTTTTTCATGATTCTCTCCTATCAATATTCCATACCAAACCGGATAAAGTGTTCGAAGAATCCCAATAATGAAATCCACCACCTTTAACCGTCCACCAGGGATAAGTCATACCGGGTTGTTTATTGATCCAATATTTCTTACCATTTAGATTATACTCATAACGACCACCGCGGTGGCGAATAAGTTCACCTTTGTATTCATAGTCACGAATATATTTTTTCATCAACTGTACCTCGCTACTAATTTACCATTGTAATAAACTTCGCGGGTAAAAAGAATCGGTGTCCAACCCAATTCTTTGCGACGCGCGTCAGCGTGAGCAATCTTCCACGCTTTTGTGAAAAGAGTATTAGTAACAACTTCAAAGCCACTATTATACTTGTGACCACCTGGTGCAAAAGTATCAGCTTCTGCCCATTGAATCTTGACAGTCCAAGTACCACGAACTGAAAACTTTACATCTTTACTTTTGAAATCGTAACGAAACATTTTTAACTCCTTTAGTTGTTATCTCAATTAACTACTATAATATACGAAATTCAGATGTATTTGTCAACTGTTTTCTGGTTTTTCTGGTAAATTTTTTATAGGGAAAATCGTAAACTTACGGTGTAACCGCTTCGTTGTAACGTGTTGATGTTTAATATGACGGGCGTCCATGATATGATGTTATATACAATTAAAGCTAATCTTCGTTGTCCTACCGATGATGTAAAATTCTTTATTACCATTATTCCGAATGCAGATATGATCACTTTCGTGGCGAATAACTGTGTCATACTGGGATGCGAGCCGTATAAAGGATTTACCTCTTTCATCCCATATGTATTTATCGCATGATTTGTTAAGCCGTAATCTAATACCTGCGCTATTACAAAAGTGGACGCTAACGTATAATCTACGGGCGTCCACTCCAATGAATCTTGACCAAAAATACAAATTGGTATCAATAAGAATATTATTAAACGGTGTGCCATTCTCTAATCATCCTCTTTACTAATTCTTGTACTTCATTGTATCTCGGACGTTTCGGTAACGCGGTATACTCAACAGCATCATGAATCTTAGCTTCAAGTTCCTCAGCGTAATCCAAAACGTATTTCATTTCCCACTTTCCTAACTTCACATCCAAAATAGTTTGACGATAACGTAAAGGAAATTCGAGGCGTCCGGTGGACAATAATTCTTTTCCCTCTAACATCAATCGAACTAAATGTGATGCAAATTTAGTGTCATATCCATGAGAAGTTAACAAATCTTTCCTATTGGTAGCTTTAGACAATCTTTCATCAATCATCTTCTTTACTTTCCTCAACATGAAATGTCTTTGGAAATTTAAGTCACCAATAAGAATGTTGTCGCCTTTAACACTCATAAATGGAAGTTTCTTGTCAAGAATCTCAACTAACAATTTCTTTCCATCTTCAGGAGATTTAATAAATCCATACAACCAATCTTGAGCATTCTCAAGGGAATGATAATTGTCAGTGCGAATCACCATCTTGTGTTTTTGACTAAAAGCATATCCAAGAAATTTTTCCTTTAATCCACGATGCGGGAACAAATGAGCGTTCCTCAAAAGTTCCTTTCCCCAAAAGTTACTGTAAACTAAGTTTGCTTCGTTAACAAACATTTGTTCCAAAATATTCGGGTTATTATCCATCGCCAGACGAACAAACTTTCTCAACTCATAAATCACCATATCAACGGCGTTTTCGTCGTTCTTTCCATCGTCCTTTTTAGACTTGATACTCAAATCAACTTCGTCGGCACGTTCGAATCCAAATACCATGTCCTCACTCGGCATGAAAACTCCACTGTAATCAGTGTCACTGGTTGGAGTTGCAGTTCCATACAACCTTGACCCAACCATATATTCTAAAATCTTATTTTCTTTCGCAACTTCTCTCGCGTTCATTTCTTTTCCTTATTCTTAAACTGAAAATGATATTCATCTTCACCTTTATCAATCGTATCTATAATCCTTGATAAAAATTGAATGGGAGCAGTAGTTCCACCGGCCCAAGCAAGATTATAAACCGTTACTTCACTACGAATATGTTGATATACATCGTCGTCAATTAATAAAGTAATTTTTTTCAATTAAAACTCCATTTCTTTGATATAAAGTTACGAAATAAAAATGTATTTGTCAACTGTTTTCTGATAAATTATGAAGATAATGACGTTTTTTCAAATACTCTCCAATTATCACCATCAAAGATTGTTATAACATAATGATAATGTGGCGTTTTCTTCATATTACAATAACATTCATCCTGCCACTCCCGACCACCATTAATCTTTTTATATTCTAATGATAAGATTGTGTGAACTAAACCAAACGCACTTATTGGATTTAAATGTTCAATAATTTCTGGCTCAAGATTTGTCCTACTCCTTATTAATTCTTTCGCCTTTTCATACTTTCTTTTTTCTTTTCCTAATACTTTTCTCACTACCATATCCCCTCCGAAAAGTTGGTATGATTTTTGTACAATTATATGGTATAAAAACCATTCAATATAAATAGGAGAATAAAAAAATGAGTATCAAACTATTGTTTCTTATTGTGATAAGTCTACTCTTATCCTCTTGTTACACACACTTTCGTTACGTCTATACCGAAGAACCTGTAGACGAAGTTTACATTTATGATGTCAACTATGTTTACACTAATCTTTGGTATGACGATTTCTACTGGCGTTACGATGTCTCTAATTACTATTGTACATTTGGTTTATATTATTATTCGCCAGGGTACTATGGCTACCCTTACCACTATAAATATAAACCATACTATTATCATAAACGCCCGTATTATAAACGCCATTGGAAAAAACGCCGTCATAATGTTGATAAAAACCCACGTTATAGACCAAAACGACACTTATTGATGGGAAAAACCAACATTAAAAAATCTCAAAAAAATGTCCTGCTAAACCGTAAAAAATTCAAAAAAAGAAAGGTAATAGGACAAAAATCGAGACAGAATGTCCAGATAAAAAATCGTATCACGACAAAATCTCGTCAAAATGTCGAAATACGTAAAAAACGACAAAATAAACGTAATTATCACGACACACAAAAACGTGTCCACCGAACACCCTCGTTCAAAAAACAAGTCCAAAAAACGAGAAAAAATACCCACGTTCAAAAACGTAATAATTCGGCTTTCAAATCAAAAATTAATAAAAAATCTCAAAGAGCAAATGTTAAAAGAAAAGGGCGAAAATAATCGCCCTTTTTTACTTATTTTTCTTTATTTTTCGCTAAATATTTCGGCGAATATCTAAGATAACATTGTGTCGCAGGCAAATCTACACTATAACCCTCACTATCTACTTTTATAAGTGCTGGTGTTTCTCTCGATGGATTTTTTGTCAATAAATCATTTATACGAGTAGAAATATGTGTCCATGGCTCAGCATCTGGTTCATATTCCATATGTTTTCTGTTGACTTCACTCAATAAATCTTTGTAGTGAATTTGTCCATATTCTTCAATGGTTTCTTTGATAAGAGAAACTTGAGAATACTCAGATTTATATGTACTCGATCTTAATTCAGTTAAATCATTACTCTCAAACCAATTAAAAATACTAGCATTATTATCTAAATGTTTCATGAAAATTTCATGTAATTCTGGAAATGTAAAATAAAATGTAGAATATTCTTTTGCAACCACTAAGGCTTTTTCTTTTATAAAAAGTGTTCCGAGTTCTCCAAAATCCAAACGCTCTTTATAAACTTCTTTATCAAGAATACTTTTATATATAACAAGTTGTTCTTTATATAGATCACTACCTATTTTTACTTCTATATAAAAAATTCCATTACCATATTTTTTTGACTTTATACGTAAAACAATATCAAGACGCCTATCATGTATTTCCTCTCCATCAGACGCATAAATAACTTCTTTTTTAGGTTCTTCTCTACTTACACTATATTCTATTTCATCATCCGAAAAATCATATTTTTTAGTCTTTTCACCTATTAGTGTAATTATTTCATCAGCAACCTTTGGATTATTATTAATATACAAACAAACTCCACCAGTCACTTTAACCTCTTGACCACCACCAACTATATCTATCCAATATTTTTCTTGATCTTCCATCAGTGGATTTCTATTACAACGAATTTTCATTATATAACCTTTCTTTATTTGTCTATTACTAATATACGAAATTTCAGAGTAAATGTCAACTGTTTTTTTAATTATTTTGACTTTAGAATAACTATAACTCGTCCAGTAGAACTTTCAATTATAACTACTTCATGAGTTTTCTCAAATTTTTTCTTCCAATCAATTAATACTTCAGTATGTCCAGGATCTGCTGCAAATGTTTCGTGTTTTGGAGTTGGATATGTGAACACACAATTTTTACATACTCTCATAATTTCATTAGCTGCTTGATCTTTTAGAGCCGGTGGAATGTGTTCGATTGTTTCAGTACACCAGCCCCAATCCCATTGATGATCTTCAAAATCTTTCATATCAGTTACATCCATAACATAATCAATTTTTGGACCTGGACGTAAATCTAATGATTTATATATTTTTGTTCGTTTTCGTAAATTTCCTTTATACGGTACACTTAATCCAGCTCCAATATCAAGTATAGATTTAGCTTTTGTTTCTTCCGTCAAATGTATAGTTCTTATATAATCACGATTAAATTTATAATTACCATCTTCGCCAAAATATACAGGTGGAACATACCACAAATAATGACGTATCACTTCCTCGCCATTACGGTGATGATCAACTGCAGTTTCAGGAAAAATATATTCAAATGTTTCTTCCTCTTTTTTCGGCACGTACTTTAAACGTTGTCTTTTTGGTTCATCAGCTACGTCTTCCGCAGCTTGACTATCAAAAAAATCATTCTTTTTCATTTTCAATCTGCCCATGTAACAACTCCTTTATTTATCTTTTTAAATTATTTCAACATCCACCCTCAGGATACCTCTTTCCCTCTTTTATTACTCGTATCTCAGAAAGTTCAGGTTTTGGCGGTGGACCTGGACGCGAAGTAGGTACATTCGCTTTCCTTCGTCGTTCCCACTCCATAAAACCTTGTATTCCGGTTAACTTACTATCTCCACCACATTCTCTACATAAATAAAAATGACGATTGTATATAAGCGCCCAGTGGCCGCGTTCTCGGCGAAATTCTTCACCACATAAACAACACTTGTGCCATATAAATAATGGGAATATACGACCAATACAAGTTATTATTTGTGGTTTTTCTACTTGTCTTTTCATAACTTACCCCAATCCATCTACTTTCATTTCGTTTATCTTCTCGGCGAGTAACATCTTTTGAACCTTTTCGCCACTCTCCATTGATTTCTTTGTTTTCTTTCCCTCATCGGTCTTTTCATCAAAAATTTGTACCTTTCCATTCGACGCATCCATCTTTGACGGAAATACAAATCCATCCGGACCAAACCTATTCTTTATTACGTGAATACGACCTGTGTGAGCAATCTTGTCTTTCGTCTTTCTTTGAAGTGATATAACAAAGTCGGCGATCATTATCTTTCCAAAACTCTCACTTATTCGTCCCGCTTCAATGTGATCATCTTCAAGAGCAGACCTGTTAGCCTGTGACGCTGTCCATAATGGACATTCCATTTCACCTGCTAAACCTCTTAGATTTTCAAATATACTATCCAACTCAAATCGTTTTTCTGTTGTCTTATATCCACTACTTGTATCTTTTAGTAAGTCGCCGTAATCAACCACAATCATGTCAGGCTTAAATCCAAATCCCTCACATCGATTTAAATGTGATCTTAATGTTTCTATTCCTGCCGTCTTTGTTGGAAAATACTTTACAATCAAGTTACCACGTAACTTTTCTATTTGTTTGTATACATCGTCTTGATGAAATTTTATGTCTTGTGACCCAAATCCCGTAATATTAGCATCATATCTCAAACCAACATAATCTTCATTTAACTCTAATGTATAATGTACTACATTCTTTCCTTTCGATACTGCGTACGCACCAATGGCGACCAATAACCACGATTTACCTAATCCTGCTGGAGCAACCACGATTCCCATTTCTCCATTTCCAATACCACCATCAGTTATCTCGTTTAATATATCCCACGGTAATGGAATAACACTTCTCAATGTGTCAGTTACTCGTCGTTGAAAATATTCTTCCTCTTTGTATATTACACCTATATCTCTCGTTGTTCCTGCTTTCAAGGCTTGATCTATTACATTTCTCGCCTCTTCATATTTTTTAATGTTAACCAAATCAACGGCGTCAAATAATGCCAGTTTCATTGTTTGATCTTTAGCAAAATTTAAAAAATTCTCTTGTACATAATCTAAGTCGGGTGATTCGAAATTCAAATATACATTCTTTAAATTCTCTATTATGGTTTTTTTCATCACCTCTGATGTTACTCTTTTTTCTAACTCAGTCTTAAAAACTTCCATTGTTGGCGGTTTTTTGTATTCACCAAAATACTCTTTTATGACCTTTACTAACCATTTATTAGCGTCTGAATCATAATATTTTTCTTCCACAATATCATTTATTTGTTCTAAAAATTTGGGATTTTTAACTAATGTAGTTATGGTTTTTGTTTGAAATGAAGTTCCAAATTGAGTTAGAGTATCAAAATCTTTGTCCATAGGCAATCACTACTCCTTTGAAGTTTTAGCAAATGTATTTAGTTTATTAAAATTCAGGTTCAACCATGAATCAATGTTTGGGATGGCACTATAAAGTTTATCTTCCAAGAACAATCTTTTAAGTTGATACCTATTGATTGTACTAACAGGTTCGTCTAAAAGTTCCCTGATTTTAACTTTTGTTGTACCACTAATTTCTACTTCGCCTAACTTCATTAACTTAAAATTCATCTTTAGTTGTTCTTCGTTTTCCATGATTAATCGGGCGGCTGTGTTCTTTCCGGGTTGACGATTCGCATACTCCAAAATACTCTCCAATGAAACCTTTTCTTCGTCTAATAATATAGGTAAATGTTTTTGTGCTGTCTTTAATCCTATTCCCTTTATTCCTGGTATATTATCACTTGAGTCGCCATCTAAAATACGAAAATATATGAGATTCTTTGGCGAAAAATGATAATCTTCCTTGACTGCCTTTTCGTCGTATAACTTCTTTTTTGTTGGATTCCATACCTTTATCCTATCATCGACAAGTTGTAAAAAATCCTTGTCCGTTGACATTATTACTACTTCCTCTTTCAATAACTCCTTTGATACATACGAAATAACATCGTCAGCTTCTATGTTATCATAAATAAACATTTGTAAAGGTAAGTTGTCTAAATAATCTGCTGACCTACTTATTTGTCTACTCGCTTCGTCAACTTCCTCATCGGGTGTGTGAAAATCGTATGTACGATTTAACCTTACTCGTAAACCTGTTCTATGTGCTTTGTAGTCGGGATAAATTTTTCGACGGCGAGCTGATCCGCCTTTTCCATCAAATACCACGATACAACGTGTAGGATTTATCGTGCGGATACCAACTGCTATTGTGTTCAGGAAGCCGACAATACCACCTATATGTGTACCATCGTCATTCATTGCGGGATTTACCGAAAACGCTCTAATGAAATTATTTAAACCATCGATTAATAAAACTTTTGAGTTGAGTGATTTGGCGTTTTCGTTTTCTTGTTTAATTTCTTCTAATAGATTATCGATATTAACCATTTTATTATGTCCTTTATTAGAGTAAAAGTTTTTTCAAATTTTTATTAAAATGATTGATCAACTTTAAAGAATTTGTCGTATCTCTCCACATAAAATAATGTTCTTCACATCCAGCATACCATTGTGTTATTTCTTTTACTCTACATGGATCACGGGTAATATTACCAATAAAAACTGTCCAAAATGGTAAAACATCATTTCCAAGATTACCCTCACTTTTTAATATTTTTAATAATCCAGGTGTAAAATATTTACATGATCTTTCGTGAGCATTTCCACGACCATCTTGGCGTTTTCCGCCCTCAACCCAACCATCTTGTCGTTTTACTTCCACATAAATTGTTTTTTGAGTTTGAGTATTATCAATAGCGTAATCTGGCACGATTCCATGTGTCTCAATCTTTTCTTCTGGAATATAAATTTCTTCTAATACCTTTTTATCAAGTTCTACATCAACATAAATATTCGTGAATTCTTGCGGACTTTCTCGTATCACAAATTTTGTGTTTTTAAATTCTTGTAAAAAAACATTATAAAAATCGTGTTCAGCTATTTTTGCTTTTTTTCCACTATTTTTTTGCCAAGTAGATCTGTTTTTTAATTCTTTTGAGCCCACAAAAACCTTTCTAAGTTGTTTTGTATTTACTCACTATCTTTTGTAAGAAACGAGTTCTGTCGGATAATCTTTTCCAATCATATTCCCAAATAACTTCAATATTGTAACCATTTTCTTCAGCAGATTTGATTTTCTCTTTATCCTTTTCCCATTTTTCCCAAGCATACCTTTTCTTTACCTTGTCATAAAAATCAGGTGGATAAATGTTTTTGTTGTAGTGCCACCGATCTCCATTATACTCAATGATTAAATTTAATTCCTTTATGAATATATCATATGGAACGCCATCAAGCATAAATTCATTACGAACCTTACAGCCGAGTTTTCGAAGTGTCTTAAACACTTCACTGTGACCCTGACTCATTGTCGTTGACCGTCGAACTTTTCTCTTTTTACCACGTTTCTTCTTTTTCAATATGAATAATCCCGATATGAGTTCTACTATATATAAATAGTGTTCAAATCGGGATTATTCACGTTTCTGTTAATTAATCGTCACCAATTATTTCATCAGTGACTATCATTTCATCCGTACTTAACCCTATGTCCGACTTATCTTTATACTTCATTATTTGAAAATCACAAATCTTGTTGTATAAAAATTCTTTGAATTCGGGCTCACTTTCAAGTAATTCGCCCCAATTCTTCGTCTCAAATCGTCTTTCCTCTCCCTTGTGATCAACTATTTTAAATCCAGGGTTGGAACGGGAAACTAAATCATTGTCTTTTAAAATCTCTAACCAATTTTCATAGTCATATATACCCCTGTCAAAATAAATGTCAAAGTCGGCGATCCGGTAGGACGGCCCCATTCGATTCTTGATTACTTGAGCTCTCGCTTTGATGCCAATTACTTGTTCTTGTGTTCCTATCTTTTGTTTGATTTGACCCATCGCTTTTAACCGGACACGGATAGAAGCATGAAACGGCAAACCCTTTCCACCTGAAGTAGTCCAGGGATCACCAAACATTACGCCCATCTTCTGGCGTAACTGATTCGTAAAAATACACACAACTCTCTCTTTACCTATCAATCGTGTAATCTTACGAAATGCTGCGGAAACAATTATCGCTTTAGTAGTATTCCAACCCTGCTTCTCATAATCGTTCTCCATTTCTAATGAAGTTGAAGCAGCTGCTAATGAATCAACTACAATCACTACAAGTTTGTCCTTGTCGGATTCCCTAATAGTTGTAATTATTTGTTCAATAGTTTGAAATATTTGTTCCACAGTATCAAGTTGGACATATAACATCTTTTCAACATCTACACCAATCGCTTCTAAAAAATCTTTACTTAAAGCATTTTCAGTGTCAATATAAACACCTACTCCACCTTTCGCCTGAGCACTCGCTATTGAGTGAGCAGCAAGTAATGACTTTCCACTCGATTCTAAACCATTAAATTCTATTATACGTCCTGTGGGAAGTCCACCATGCGGGCGGTTAGATATTGCTAAATCTAACATCGAACTTCCGGTTGAAATCCAATCAATCACATCAGTTGGTGTATCATCACCAATAAAATGGGCTACCTTTCCATCACTTTTGAATTGTTTGTTCAACACATCCGCTAATGAGTGTACAAGATCGCCCTTTAATTCTTCCTTTTCAGCTTTCTTTTTCGCCATTTATCCTCTCCAAAATAAAAAATCGGGGAATAAATCCCCGATCATATATTAATTTTCGAACATCTTTTTGAATGCGTCTGCAGGATTTGCAGCAGGTTTTTCAGCAGTTACTTCCTCTTTTGTTTCCGCAACAGGAGCATCTTGAGTTGTCGTTTCAGTTGTCGTTTCAGTTGTAGTTTCCTTTTGTTCTTCCGCTGCTTCTTCAGGATTCAAATGTAGTTTCAACGCTTCTTCAAGTTCTTCATATGATTTAAGTTCATACAATTCCTTGATGTCAGGTTGTTCTTCCGTGATTTTCTTCAATACATCAGGATCTTCCGTGACAGTACTTGGATTTGGTTTAATCCGAACTTTCGGCGTGGCGAATTGTTTACCTTCCTCTTTCACCGTCCATACAACAATATCACGTCCATTTACAGGATCAGTAATATCACCGTAATCAGGATCAGAGATATGGGAAAGTAAATCTTCATACACAGTTTTACCGAATCCCCAAAACTTTACACCTTCATGTTCCTTATCACGAACAATAACAGGAGCAAATGTACGAAGTTTAGGCTCTAAAGAACGTCCAAGTTTCCAACTTTCTTTACTACCCTCTTGTTTAAGTTTTTGGGCGATTTCCATAATCGGATCGCGTTCACCAAATGAAGCTGGAGATAAATAAGTTTTATTATTTAACTCGTAATGAAAATACAATTCGATGAAAGGATTTTCAGGATTGAATTTGTAAGGTACGATACGAACCGTTGTTTCTTTCTCAGAAGGTTTCCAAGTAAGATTTGATTTTTTGTTGGTTTTCTTTAAGGATTCCAACCGTCCTTTGATTTGTGCTAAGTCTAATGCCATGATTCATTCTCCTTCTTTAATCATTGATGTTTAAAAGTTTAAATTACTCAAGCTACACCGCTTGAGATAACCATTTGTTAAGTTGTATAAATATTATACTCTTATAAATATGTAAAGTTCCATTATTTTTGAACTTTTTTCTTGACTTTTTCACTTTTTTTTCGTAAATTACGGCCAATCAATCCTCATTTCGTTGACCTTTGTATTTACTTCGCCAATAGGTTTTTCCTTTGGTACTAAATCATAATGTTTTAACATGATCCTCAATACCATCATAGCTATCTCTCTGTCCTTGTCCTTTTCTTCCTCGTCTAACTCACCATAAGGCTTAAACATATCCTCTTTCCATCGTTTTAACCTCTCAGGATTTATTGTCTCAGTTTTCGCTATGTCTTTCGCCCATGACATCCATTGCGCATGTTCTAAATCAGATAATTCCTCTAATACTTTTTTCTTAATCTTCATTATACGTCTCTTATATCAAAAATTTTAGTTTGTATTTTCTTTAATCCATTTTCATCAGTTACTAATAATGTGTTTCTAAACTTTGACCAATCTACCTCAAATCTCGGATCAACCTTTCCATCATTTAATAAACTTACTACATGATTTAACGCATTTATAGTGTATAATGTGTTTGTTTGTTTCTTACGATGTATTGAAATTGTACTTCTTAGGGCTTCGCCAGATGGATCAAACTCTACATTATATGTACATATCAACTCTCGTTTGTTATCCAAGTTTTCTAATACATATATCCTACCAAAGGCGATTGTATATGTGTCCAAAATTTCTTCAATCGTTTCTTCTAATTTGTTCTTCCGTGTAAACGTACACAACAGTTGTGTTTTACTCATAACTATTTCTCCTTGTTTTTCCGTACTCGATGTCTAAATAATAATTTAGGTGTACTTTTCGTCTCCGTTTTTAAATCTATTTGTATATATTGATTCTTTTGACCATCGATTTCAATAATTAACTTTGTACCATCAACATTTACTTTTAATGGTTGTTGTGGTTCACAATAATGTTCAGGTGGATATAAATCTACTTGAGCTGTCTTTTTATTTATTACACTTGTATGTACATCGTTACCACAACCGTGTACTTCTTTCCAAATGTTTTCAAGTTGATCTTGACCCTCAGGTGTCTTGGCGAGTTGTTCTAATGATTCTCCCATTTTTTTGGTATACCAAGTTTTTAACTTAGCTTTCCTTTTCATAATCTCTTGAGCATCCATCGTGTCTACATCCCACTTGTTTTCTTTCCATACTTTCGCCCAATCTTCGTCAAGTTTCTTTCCTGCTTCACCACCAATATAATGTGACCCTGCATTTCCCGTTCCCGAATTTTTCATTGTTATATTCGATGGATCGGTATAAATCTTAGCAGATATTTTCATCATTTTATCTTTTCCATCTTTATCTTTATACATAACAACTAAATCCGTCGGATCAACTTTTTCATCAATACCGTATAAATCCATAAGTTTTTTTGCACCAATACCACCAGTATTTCTAGCATCAGTTATTGTAGCTCCTTCAGGAAGTGATCCACGAATTTTATCGGCTAACTCTTTGTTTGTCTCATTTGACGCTTTAAGATTTCCACCAAGTTTTTTATATTCTTCAGTATTATGATCATGTAATTCTTTAGCTTCTTTATAGTTTTGTGAATCTTCAGGTATCAAATCCAACACTACTCCAGATTCATTATATTTTCCGGACATATCAGCTAATGCTCTATCTGCAGACGAACCACGAATCGGCACCGATATTCCCTCTTTTTTTATCATTTCGTTCATTAATCTTGTTACTACAGTTCCACTATCTCCGGTCATAGCTTTATAATGAACACCATATTCAGGACCCGCTTGTGGAGTTAAATAAATCTTTTTACCACCAGCATGACCTTCAATAATAATGTAATCGGCTAATCTATTAAGATTTTCTACTCTTTCTTCGTATGTCTTAGCATTTATAAATCCATCCCATGAGTTAGAAAGAATGTCTATCCTTTTCTTTGTTTCCGGGTCAGCATCTTTTGTTTTGTCTCTTATCTTATCGAGTTTCGCCTTTTCTTTTTCATAAGCCTTACCCTTGATCACGGGCTCAACTGGAGTTCCCTTTGGTTCTTCCTCTTTTTCTACGGGCTCGCCCTTTTCGGCTTTGGCGATGTCCTCCGGTGACGCGTCCTTTTTGACTAAAACCTGACCGCGTTTTGGATCGTGTGACTTAACCGTGTAAATGTTTCCTGTCTCTTTCTTCTTTACTATGTCATCCTCGTTTATCTCGTCCTCGTCCTCGGTGTCCACATCTAAATAATCTAACTCTAACATTATTTCTTCGGTGTAAGGTGTGTCTCGTTCTTCCTCGTCTCTATCATCCATTGGTAACTTGTCTTGATCCGCATGATCTTGTGGTTGTATTGGATTGATATAAGGTTGCGGTTCTGCTTGATCGGAATGAACGCCATCAAAATCTGTATAAATACCAACTTGATCTATTTTATTTGGATTCTTTTTCACAGGGATTCTGAGATTGTTCATTGTCTTTTCTATTAATTCATATGACATCCCTTTTTCTTCAAAAATCTCTCGTAATATTATTAAATGATCGTTGTTTTTCAAATCAGGCAAACCATTTGATACTCGATATGATAATTCTTTAATAACTTCCTCTATAAACTCTTTGTTCATATGTTTTCTCCATTACATTATTATCCATATATAAATATAAGTATGTCTAATATTTCTATTCCGAATTGAATGTTTTTGTTATATCTTGTAAGTCTTGATAATCATATCCAAAATAAGCTTTTGTTGGAAATACTTTTAATATATCTCGTAATCCATTTATCATTTCTTTTCCATCTTCTTGACTTATGTCAAATAAAAAAGAATCATATACATACATCACTAACTTTGATTTATAGTTTTTCAAATACTCATTTATCTTTTGAATTAAAATCATATTGGCTTCCGTTTCCATACATTGAATAAAATAGTTGAATATTTTTGTGGGGCTCGGATCAACAATATGTTTCAAATATATTCTTCTTTGAGATAATGGAGTTTCATAATATCCATCTTTTTTTATTTGTCGCCAAATACCAAAATAAAAATCCTGTACCTTGGCGAAAAATGGAACAGCTTCCCTGACTTCCTTTGGTACTCCACCATATAAAAGTTGAAAATTCATCGTCTTAGAATCATTGTATTCTTCCTCAGTTAATTCCTCTTTTCCAAAATAATATCGACCTAAATATGTGTGTATATTCTTTTCGCCAAACTCGTAGCCGATTAACCTGGCGATAAGATTCAAATGATATGAATCAAAATCAAATAATAAAAAGGCGTCATTGGTTGGAATGAATGACTTTCTATGTCCTTTATCCTTGTCTATGGCAGCAAAATTCAACCCACCATACTTATTCGATGGGCGACCGGTAGATGTGTAAAAGTTGTACTCACTATATATCTTGTTGTCACTCGATATGTACTTTTTTATTTTTTCGCCGTAATACTTCTCTAATGTGTCCACATTTACACCTATTCCATTCCTCTCTACATCATACATCGTTTCTAAATTCTTCGTGTAAAAATCATATCCACTTGGAATTAAATGATTCATTCTTATAGAAATAATTTTTCCGGCATTATCTTGATGTAATTCAACGTGTTTTGGTAATGGAATGTAACTATTTATATTTTGTTCGTGACTATATTTTCTGTTGTAATAAAGGTGTGTCTGAGTGTCCAGATTCCACACGGGCGTATTGTTATGATACAGATAGTAAAACATATCCATATCTTTTATGTCCTTGTTTTTTATAAAACTTAGAAGTCGTTTTTGGTTGATAGTCCATATTATGCTTGGTTGAATCTCGTCTAATATCGATATATCCATATTAACGGTGTCGGTGTGATTAAATCCAATAACATATTCGTCGCCAGAATCAACTACCCTAACATAAATCAATGATAATTCATTGTCACAATAATGTTTTGTTGGATTTACTAAAGTAGGTAAAATAACTATTTCTTTGTTCTCGATTACCGATAAAAATACCTTGTAATCGTCCATTGTTTCTATAATATTCATTCATAACCTTTGGTAAGATGTTAACCTTGCCAGAATTGTAATAAATTTCCCAAATACAACGAAATTCCTGGCATATTTTTTTCTTGAAAAATAAGTGTATTACTATTTTTACGCTGTATTTCGTCAAAAGTTCCATTAATTACCCAGCGTAACCGAATCGCTGAGTAATAACTTGACGCGGATGTAGGAAATATACCTGTTAACTTCAAATACTCGTCCTTGTCTATCTCTATAATTTGAGCTTTTTCATTTACTCGTGGCTTGGCGAAATATCGTTCAATATATCCAATACGATAATCTTCAGCATCAGGTTGTGGAAGATGTTGTTTTGGATATTTGCGTATTGTCGCTGATTCGCCGGACGCTCTACTATATTCTTTACGTAATTGGTTCATTTTCAGTAAATCCCTCGTCACTTGTTGAATCTTCGTTTTCTTGTGCAGGTGTAATAGGTGTAGATGATTTTTCTCCACTATTATCATAAGTATTAACAGGTCTAAAGAACGCTCTTAATGTCGTTGTCCAATCATCAGAAGTAATTTCATGAGCAATTTCCACTACTTGAAATACACCAGAATCTTTATACATTTTTGGTAAATTATCTAATGTAAATACATTTCCAGGTAATATACCACTTATACCATCTATTGTTACACTTATTTCTAATGGATAAATGGGAATAAGTTTTTGTTCATTTTTCTTTGTTCTTTGTCGTAAATATTCATCGACCAACTTTATATCATTTTCATTTCTATAAAAATATCTTTCATCTTTATTTGGTTTTTTACCATCACGCCAAAATACGCCACCAGCATCATCAGATTCCAAATCTCTACCCCTAACATTTGATTCTTCCTCAGCCGCTTCATCCGTCTTTTCCTCTAAAGCAACATCAGGTTCAAATCTCAAGTTTCTCAACACTCTATCTACAGTATTACCATATACTGATGTAACACCACTATCCGAATCGGCACTATATACCATATTTTGTGATTTTTCTTTATCTTTATTTTTTCCAAAAAAGTAAGTTAATGCTACTTGATTTGTCATTTTTGATGTAAATCCCACATTTCGTAAAATACTCTCACCACTATAACCACCAAAATTAAAAATCTCATTATTCTTGGCTTCGTCGTCTTTATTACTCATTAACATTCCTACGTCGGCTAATGATTTTCTACTTACATACTTTTGATCTATAATATGAGACTTACTTTCGCCAAGGGCGTTCGTTTGTATCTTTAAATCCCATAAATCAAATAATGAATTCCTAACCTTGTTCATCATTTTCATTACTGCTTCTTCAAGAGTCTCACTCGTGTTAAATGAATCAACTACTAAACTTCTTTTCAAATATACATTCTTTAAAAATCCATCTTTTAACGGATCAATTTCACCAAACAAATCTTTATTATAATCGTCAGGTGGAGTAGGAAATGGTATCATAGTAGCATTATTATTGTTATTAATAAGTACATCCGAACTACGAGAATATAAAAAATCTCCATCATTCGACACTTTTGTTTGTGAACTATCCATTTCAAAAGCGAAAAACTTTGGATCACCATTAACTATCGGACAACCATGTTTATTTATTATTTTCTTTTCTATAAATTCCCACGACATAAAAACATCGCCTTCAGTATCAGGTATATGTGTTATTGTAGGTGAAAGTAAACTACCAAAAAAACTTACACTTGTAGTTCCTTCAACATCTTCTACTTTTACAAGATGTCTTTTATCGTCAAGACTATCTATTTGTTTTCCTAAATTTTCTTGACTAAATGCTTTTTCAGTAAATTCTCGTATACCATATACTTTCTTATCATCTTTTTTCGTCGTTCCTTGATTTTTTACATCCTTGTTTAAATTCAAGGCTAACATAGTCTCACCAAATGTAGTTAACTCGGTCGTACAAGTAAAACTACCATCTTCATTCATATTCCATGTCCAATTCGTGATAATACCAATAAAGAAATCTTGATTTCCGGCGTAGGCTCTATTGTCACCTTTCAAAACAACTTTTTTCATAACTTCAGCAGGATAACGATATAATTCAGCCATTGCTACATCGTCCTCAAAATTTACACCAACCGGAATTTGACCTATATTCGACCAACCCCATTCTACCATTACACTTATTCCTGGCGTCAACCAATAAGGCATCAAAATGTCCAAATCCTCTACACTTGGACAAACCCAATTTATTGTGATCTTCC